CCGTACTTGCAGAACTCAACCCACAAATAGAAGACATTGATTTGATTTACCCTGATCAGGAAGTAAAAACCGAACAATCAGGAAAAGCAGCAGTACCCGGAAGTGATGAAAAAGCGAACGTTACAGCTGGCCAGGAGAAAGAAACGTTCAGAAATCATGAATTACTTGCACAACTGGTAGAAGCAGAAGCAAAGGGTGAAACCTTCAAAGGTAAAGTTGCTGTTGCTGAAGTGGTTCTGAACAGGGTGGAACATTCTACTTTCCCTGATTCAGTTGAAGCTGTTATTTATCAGGAAGGGCAGTTTTCACCAGTATCAAATGGTTCCATAAATAAACCAGCAAGTGAAGAAAGTAAACGGGCTGTTCATGAAGCTATGGGAAGTGAAGATATTACACAAGGTTCATTGTTCTTTCATAACCCTGCTGAATCAAACAGTTCATATATGCACGCAAAACAACCAATTGTAATTATCGGAAATCACGAATTTAGTAAATAAAGGAGTTTTAAACATGTCAAATATTTATCTAGCCTCACCATTCTTTAATGAAAAACAGGTTGAACGAGTTAAGTCAGTTGAACAGATTCTTGACGGTAAAGGATACAGTTACTTTTCACCACGACAGCACCAACTAGATCATCTTGAATTTGGTTCTATGGAATGGCGTGATGCTGTTTTCAATAATGATATTTATGAACTGATCAAAGCTGATTATGTGGTTGCTATTTATGATGAATTGGATGAAGGCACGATGATGGAAATCGGCTATGCCCATGCACTGGACAAACCTATTGTGGTTCTGAACCTGACTGAAAAAACAATGAACATCATGGTAACTGAAAGTGCTGTTGCTGTCCTTCACAGTTACAGAGAACTTGCAAAGTATGATCTTAAAAGATTGCTACCAGTACCATATACAGGTGAAGTTATTTAAAGGCAGGGGGCATTTCCCTTGCTTTTTTTATTTGCAGTCAATAACAGTACTGTTCATGAATTTAAAATTAATTTCAATAAAGGTGTTTACAATGTACAGTATAGTGTATATAATATGAATTAGTTGATCAGCAAGGCAATCATAAAGCGTGGGTTTCTGCTGGACATGGGCAGCCACCTGATCAATAAAACTACCACACTACTACAAAGGGGAATTTAAGATGTTAGGAAAAATCAATTACTACTTTTTCGGTGAAGAATCCATTAGTTGGTCTGATGCACTATGGTATTACGGGTTAAACGGAATTATTTTGATTGTTGGAATCGCAATGTTTTACAATATCGCTACTATGTAAAGGGGAAATGATAAAATGACTATTAAAGAAGTTACTGAAGCATCAAAGAAACGTGCTGAAGAATTGGCAGAAAAACACGGTGGTTTTATTGTTCCTGTTTATTCTGTTGTGAAGACTGATGAAGAAGATAAGGTTATGCGTGTTATTCATGATCATCTTGATTATATTGATGAAATAACTAAAGATAGTGGTGATGTTTAAGAAATGGCTAAAGAACTAACTATTGTAAAAGTTGAAGTTGGTGAAGCACCTGAAGTTATGAAGGTTGAAGATACACTTGAAACTTATCAGGCGATTGTGGGCGGTGAATTAGAAGCCGTGAACATGGGTGATTACTATATGATCTTAAATGAAGAACGTATTATCCGTGATCTTCCTTTGAACTTCTCAACTGTTGCTGGTGGTTTTCTGATTGAAAAGGTACAGGGTGATGTATTCTTTATATCTACTATCGGTGAAAACTTTGCTTCACTGGATAAACAGGAAATACATGAAATTAAAGAAATGTTTGCTGAAGATAGAAATTATATGAAGATGTAAGAAGGTGTAAGTGTTGAAAGTACCTGAATTAAATGATCGTGTTCTTGTAGATACCTTTTATTATACTGGTTGGGGAACAGTGGAATTTATTGATAAGCCTAACCTATATACTAATCAATTCATGCCTATCCAGTTGATCATTGATGAACCATATGATAAAAGTGGTCAACTAACCTACCGTGTTAATTTAAAAGATATACAGGAAATTGGAACCAGTTAATGCTGGTTCTTTTTTATTACCCTATATTATAGTAAAATTATAGATAACAATTATTTGAAAAGGGGTATTTAAGATGGCTAACATTTTTCAGGAAATTGCACCTTATAATGAATTTAGGGCTTTAAGTCCTGATGAACAAAAGAAGGCACTTATCGAATATAGAAAACTTCATACAAACAAAGATATTATGAAAGCATGGGGTTTATCTCAATACGAATTTCATACAAAACTATTAAAAAATGAATTTGGTTTAGTCGGTAATAAAAAACGTGTAACAAAAAGAAAAGCTGAAGAACCTAAAAAAGAAACGCCTAAACCTGTACCTGAAAAAGTAGTTGTGCAAGAACCTGAAATTGAAGAAGGCATTGAATATAAATTTAAGGGAACTTTCTCTTCAGGCAAGTTACAGCAACGATTAGAAAAGCTGTCCTTGATTACTGATGAAGAAGGTGCTGAATATGAAGTTTTCATTCAAATTAAGGAGAAAGTGAACCAGTGATCTTTTCGCTGGTTCTTTTTTATGGTATGATGTAAACAACCGTAAACGGATGTAAACGGAAGAACACATATAAAGGGGTTTTTGATATGACATTCAAACAGTATTTACTATATCTTCTTCATTGCAAAAGGAAAGGTCATAAAAAATCAGTCAGCACTGGTACTTGTATAAGATGTGGTGAAAATAGTAGAAAAAGAAATGTCTGATATTGCTTTCTTTCTTGTGTAGGAATTAGAACTTACACAGGAAAGGAAGTTTTTTAATGGGACTTTTTAAATTTGAATTAATGGTTGGAGATCGTCTGGAAGTAAGGAAGTTAGGCAAAAGAAGCAGTGCTTCATATCTGTACAATAACTCAATGGATTTGGTTGTTGCACGTACTTGTAATGGTTGTGGTCAATGGCATATGATGGACAGGTTCAACAAAGCCCAAAAAGGTTTTGAAGGTAAACACAGTCTTTGTAAAGAGTGCCACAGAAAGGCAGATCGTTCTGTAAAGGTAAAACCACATCTTGGACAGGTGATCTAAATGAAGGTGCTTGAAAAGTTCGGAATCAAACGCATACCACCGATTGCATACCCTTTTCTATTGCCTTTAGTGATTCCAGCAGTTGCAGTGTATGGTTTATACCTTGCAGGTGCATGGCTTTTAGGATTTAAACGATGTGATAAATGCCGTAAATTACGTGGTATTACAGTTGATATAGAAAAAAGATATGAACCTTATGGTTTTGGTCACATCCATACTACTACGGAATGTAGTGTTTGTAAGCAGAAAGAAAAAGAAGAAAGAGAAAGTCAAAAATTGGCTTATCAAAGGTATATAAGAAGTGAGAGAAGTAAAAGACGAACTTCAGTTTTTGATTAAATCTTGTCACACTTTTTAACGTTTCTTTGATTTTTACAGCTAAATAGAACGAATTTATAGAACCTTGTCATACTTTGATGGGGTTCTTTATTTTTTGCCTATAAAACTTTTTAAACAAATTTGCTTAATTCCCTTGTCAAAATGTACACTATACTGTATATTAATAAGTGTAGTCGGGAACGCAATAATCATAAACGGTGAACAAAGCTGGACAGGGTGCTTCACTTTCTCGACTATAAAACTACCACAAAGGGGAAATTTAAGATGAACCAACTACAAAAACAGTATGCACTGAAAAAAGCAGAATGGGATACAGCACTTGAAAATATCAGTAAGATCAGTGAAGATACACTGGATGCTATTGAAGATGATCTGATTGATGCTGAAGAAGCACTTGTTGAATGGTCAATACAGGTTGCTGAAAAGGCTGGAATGACTAAAGAAGATGCTGATGCACTTAGAAAGAACAGGGTAATTTACAGTGATCAGTTGATTGATAAAGCAATGAGACTGAACGCATAAAACAACGGTGGGGTGAAATTCCCCGCCTTCTAATATAAACTACTAATAAAGGGGATTTAAAAATGAAATTTGAAGAACATAACGGCAGACAGGTAGCACTGATAAATGAAACCACTTCAGCAATCAAAGAACCTTCAGGCGGTCTTACTATCAACCAGTACAATAAGTTGAAGGATGAAGTTAAAGTGATCTATGTTGATAAAGAAGATATAGTTGAACTTGCTGATCTATTGAAAGGGGATGCTGAATAATGAGTTTTACAAGATGGTTTGAAATGGCTTATGTAATGAGAATTGAAAGATATTACAGATTGTGGTGCGAAAAGTACGGTGAAGATACTTGGGAACGCAGGGCTGAAGAACTCACAAGACAATACGAACTTTATAAACAGGAACATGCAAAGAAGAACTGAAAGGGGAATCTTATAGTGGCTGAACTTGTAAAGATAAGCAGAAAGCAGTTAGAAAATAAAATCACACACAGTAACCACAACGTAACGTACACGATGGAACAGAAAGGAAGAACACCTGATAAACCGATGTTTGGCGGTGTAGAAAGTGAAGCAACTGTTTCTGGTGATGTAGAAGAAGGACTTGAATATTTTAAAAAGGTTACTGGAACTAAACAGTGTAATTTTTGGGTAATGGATTGCGAACATACTAATGAAGAATATCATACTACGGCTGATGGGATTCTTGAATTATACTGTGAAGATTGTGGTGATCGTTTAGAAAGATATACAAAAGAAGAAACTGAAAAACTAACAAAGTAAGATCATGAAGGCATCCTGAAAAGGGTGTCTTTTTTGTTGCAGTTTATTGTGTAGGAATTAAAATATATAATAAGAAAGGCGGTTCATTATGGAACAGATTAGAATAGATTTTTATGGTAATAGTGTTTTTATTAATTTCAATCGTCATGAATTTGAAGGTTGGAATACAGGAAATTTAAGGGGATTTGCTGGTGTTTATTTAATTTGTGATGAAGAAGATCAAGTAATTTATGTTGGAATGAGTAAAAATCTTGGAAGACGTATTTATGATCATTTTAGTGGTAAAACAAACACCAATAAATTCCACAATGATATGAAATACATATTAACCTTCACTGAAGATGATATTTATAAGCGTGAAGCACTCGAAAAGGTTCTGATAAATCAATTCAGACCTAAAGGCAATGGTTTTCTACAGCAAAAAGGAAGAAATCACGGACATTCTGAAGATACTATTATTATGCTTAAACATTTACTTGATTTAGGAGTCTATTCAAATGACACTATTGCAAGTTTCATTGGACTTAGTAAGTACTTTGTATCTAATGTTAAAAAGGGAAAATCATATGCCTTTGTAGAAGTCCCTGAAGGCTATAAACTGGATGAATATCCTGAAAAAGATAAGGGCGTATATAAGAATAAAAGTTCACTGGAACATGCATATAAATTGTATCATGTAAGTGGGCATACTTATAAATCAGCTAGCGAAAAAGCAGGATTAAAAGAATCCTATTTTCGTACATTTATGACAAGCAAAAAACGGAAAAATTACATTGATTTAAGAAAAGAATTTGAACAGAAATATGGAAAGAGAAATAAGCATCTTAAAGGACAGGTTTAAATTTTTTAATGTTGCTTATCCTGTTCAATTATAAATGTGACAAGGTTCATCAAATGTTCAAAAATTGTCGGATTTATTTTGTCATACTTAGGGGTTCTGTCATCAACCTATTAGTACAGAATAAACAGTAAACAAACTGAAACATATACAGTAAACACTGTTACTACTGGTAAACATACAGAAACAACTGAAACATACTGTAAACATCCAATAAACACAGACAACATAGTCAATACTGATAACAGTAACTTGAATAATCACAATTACAGTACTAAACAGTAAAGTACAGTGTTGAACAGTACTGAAAGTAATAACAGAATAAGCTGTTAAATAATTAATAGATTTAAGGATAAGTTTAATTATACAGTGAAAGACAGGATTAAAAAATTTAATGTTGTTGTCACAACTCATAACTGAAATAACGATGTCACAGGGTTCTTTGTTTATCTAAAAAGGGATGGACAGGGAACTCTTTTTTATTTATATAAACCTGTCATGTTCAGACAGTGAAATAAAAACACTATATTATAGAAGAAACTCGACACAGAAAGGGCTGAAATGTCATGAAACGCACTCTTAACGAGACTCAAAAGAAATATGTTGAATTGATGCTTGATGATAATTTTTATACGAATGAACAACTTGCTGAATTGGTCGGTGTTGATGTTCGCAGTATTTACAGGTATAAACAGAATCCTACCATTACTGAAGAAATCAATAAGAAAGCTGATTCTACACTAGGTCAATTAGTTCCTGAAGCCAATAGAAAGATGGCTGATTTAATGCGTGATGGTTCAGAAAACGCACAATTAAAGGTACTGGATATGCTATACAAAGCAACTGGTAAGTACAAAGATCAATCAGAAATTACAGTCAATGAAGGTACTAAATCACCTGAAGAAAGAAAGGCATCTCTACTTTCAAAATTAAAGGGGTAGGGTATAACAGATTATTTTTAAAGGGGTTACTGGTCTTATTTTTTAAAGGCTGGTAGCCCCTATTTTTTTTTGTGTGGGGATACCCTTATTTTTAACAGAGAAAGGTACACACACGTTTACTTATGTAATCAGGACACATATATCAGGTTTATTAAACAAGCCTGTTGAATGGCTTATGTATTGCCTGTATAATAGCCTTGATATATCAGTACCATTACTATATACCTGTCTATTATCAGGTGTTCTTATATAGTCGTATTCCATAAAGGAACACGAAGTTTTACTGTTTGATTCAGTTAAAAACAAAGGCAAAAATAAAATGTTCCTTTGTAAAAGCACACTAAAATAAGTTCGTGTTCCCAAAACAATTCATGATTTGATTTGAACTTTTCTTTTTAATTCTTTTTTAAGATCGTCAAAAGTTTGTCTGTTCAGAAATAATTTCATGTGTAAGAAACAGAAGGACTGGAAAAGCAACAGGGGGGTGCAAGGGGGAAGCCCCCACCAATAACCCCACACACAAGCCCCGAAATATATACAAAATAAAATTTGAGTCGGGTTTCTGTAATTTTCCAGTCGTATTACAGTTGTTTACTGTTGTTTACGGTGTGGCATTATGCTATACTGTTTAATAGATAATATTTCAAGGGGGATACATAGAATGAAGAAGTTTTTTAAGATTGGTTGTTTAGGATTTATAAGTCTTATAGTTTTAGGTGTAGTCATTAGCATGTTTTCAAGTGATGATGATACAACAACTACTAGTGGTGATGGCGGTTCTGGTGATACTGGAAGTGCTGAAGAAGAAAAGGTGAAAACAGTTGGTATCGGTGAAGAAGTTGCTGTTGGAAAACTAGCTTTCACTGTAAATAGTTCAGAAGAACAGCAAGAACTTTCTAACTCATTCGATTCAATGACCACTGATGGTAAGTTTGTTATTGTTGATGTGACTGTTGGTAACAATGATTCTGAAGCACGTATTGTTGACGGTGAAATGTTCCGTTTGATTGGTTCTGATGGTACTGAATTTTCTTCTAACACTGAAGCTGATATGTATATAAATGATGATGTTGGGTTCTTCTTACAAGAGATAAATCCGAAAATGAATAAAACAGGTAAGATTGCCTTTGAAGTTCCTGCTGAAGAAGAAGGATATACTTTACAGGTTTCCAGTGGACTAGGTTGGTCTGGTGGAGAATATAAAGCTATTGAACTAACAGAATAATTTAGAAGGGTGCTGGTATTGTCCAGCATCTTTTTTTATGTCCTAGTGTTCATTATAGTAAACAATCGTTTACACATGTACACGGTTGTGGTAATCTATTATTAGAAAATATTTAAAAGGTGGGTTACATATGGAAAAAACACTTACTTTAGAATTGCACAATGCAGAAATAGAAGTAATAGGAATGGAAGATGAAGTTCACATGCTTGATCTTGATAACTCTGGAAGGAAGTCTTTGACCAACGCACTTAGTAATATATTTTGCATGAAGGTGCTGGATTTGATCGGTGCGAATCCTGAAGATTATACAGCTATTAAGTTTATTGCGTATGGTTCTGATGGGATGGTTTGCTTGTATGACCCTGTTCAGAACTCTTTTGCTAAACATGATGGTAATGTATTCTTACCGTTTGCTGATGTGATGAAAGAAAGGAAGGCATTTTTTGATTAAGGATGTCTGAAATACCAGGTCTTCGTGTGTAGGAATTGTAAGGGGTTGGTTCCCCCTTGTTGGTTGGTAGTGCGATTAGTTTTATTCTCTCCTTTCGTTTGGCATCGTCCTTTTCAGGGCGGTGTCTTTTTTTGTGTCTGAAAACAAAGATCTTACTGTGATGGATTTAGAATATTTGAAAGGGTGAATGATCTTGAAACCAGTAAACACACGTAAAACAAACGTAGTTCACACGGTTCAACTGGAACAATGGGAAGTTAAAGCTATCCGTGAAGCACTCGGAAAACAGGACACTAGCGTTTATGAACTTTATTGTGCTTTTGTTTGTCTTGAAAGAAGAGGGGATGAGTTTAAGTAATGGAACTGGTGAAAACGACCACGGAAACAACCTACACGATTAGGATTAAACAAAGTCAACTTGAATTTCTTGCTGATCATGCTTTTGATTCAGGTGATTTAGAAACGTACTCACAAATTCAGAAGATACTAGAAGGGGAAGATGAATAATGTTATACACTGTACTTGATTTTGAAACTACTGGACTTGATTACTTAACAGAACAGGTAACTGAAATTGGTGCAATTAAGATTGATGAAAAAGGTAATGAAGTTGCACGGCTTCACACAATGGTTCAGCTAACTGAAGGTAAAAAGATACCTGAAAAGGTTACTGAACTTACTGGTATCAAGAAAGAAGATACTTATAATGGGATTCCAGAAAACACGGCACTGAATATGTTGAAAGATTTCATTGGTTCTTCAGTAGTGGTTGCACAAAACGCACCTTTTGATTTAGCTTTTCTTGCTGGTTCTGTTGAACCTGAATTGTTTATCTGTACACGTGCTTTAGCAACTATTGATAGTCCGTTTGAATCAGCAAGCCTGAAATATGTAACTAAGCGTTTAGGCGTGGAACTTGAAGGGCATCACAGGGCAATGAATGATGTTGAAGCAACTGTTCAGGTGTTCCTGATCTTGAAGGATAAACTTGAAAAGAAAGGTTACCCAATTACAAATGTTGTGATCAAAGAAGCTGAACGTCCACTTAGATTTACACCACTATCAGCAATCGTACTTGATAAAGATAAAGTTATTGAAGTAGTAGAAGCAAAAGAAGAAGCTGAAAAAGAAGGTGAAGAATAATGTCTATTGTAATTCAGGAATCTGAAACTGGTCGAACACTGGGTTACCTTAGATCAGAAGTACGGAAGAAATCAGAACAGGAAAAAGACCTTCATAATATCCGTGAATATAGGTATGGTAAGTACGCTTTATATAGTAAAGAAGCAAGTTTAAAAACTAAATAAAATGTCTGAAAAAGAACTGTTCCTTGTGTTGGATTTAGAAATTTAAAATCCTGAAGGGAATGGTTCTTTTTATGTCTTTGAAAAACAAACTTATTACGGTAACAGATCGTGATAGTAAGAAGGATGTTGAAAAATTTATTTGTGATGTACCAAACATTAGATCATTACGGGGGTTCTTGCAGGGAACTTGGGATTTCAAACCCTATCAGAATTGTTTCCCACGAATGAATAAACTATCTGATGTAGATGGTTCAATTGAACTTGCTGGACATACGTTGCACATCGAGTTTAAGGAAAGTAAATTTGGTATGACACGTGGACAGATTTTAAAAGCTGTTCGACAAGCTAAATACAGCAATATTACAACTATCTTTGTTATCGGTAAAACAAACCAGCCTGAAGAAATACTTGAATTTTCCCCTGATAATCCTGAAGGTTCAGGTTACCAGCCGTGTAATGAAGAACAGCTTATTATATACTTAAAGAAATGGGCTGACTACGCAAAAGAAAATGATCTTGTTGATGATAACCGTGCTGAATGGGATATTGTTGCATCATATTGTTAAAAGTACTAACACCAGTGGTAACATTGGTGTTTTTATTATGATTAAATTTAAATAAAAGTTCGTGTTCCCTTTGACAACTAACAAGTAACTTGATATTATATACATAGTTAATTAAACAAACTTGTTTAAAGGGGACGTTGAAATGAAAGAACTAATTAATACATACCTTGAAGAAATGCTTGAAACTAAATCTGAAAGTACAGTTAAAGGACATAGAAGCACATTGAACAGATTTGCAAGATTTGTTGATGTTGACGAACCAGTTGAGATCATTACAAAAGATGTTGTAAGGTTCAGGAATGAAATGTATGAAGAAAAGAAAACTGGAACTGTAAATACAATGCTGAAAAGAATTAAGCTGTTTCTGTCCTGGTGTGTTGATCAAGGAATACTTGAAGATTCACCAGCACAGGAAGTTAAACTTCTAACAGCAAGTGAAGAAGTTCCTAAATGGCTTACTGAACAGCAGGAAGATTTACTGATTAAGAAAGTCAGAAAGAAATATCAGGGTTCTGAAGCTAAAAAGATCAGTTACAGGGAAGAAGCTATTATTCGTTTAATGCTACAAGCTGGCTTGCGTGTTCAGGAAGTGGTAAATATCAAACTTGATGATATTGATGCTTTTGGGGAGAAGGCAAAGTTGCTTGTGCGTGGTAAGAATAACCAGCAACGGATTGTTCCATTGATCAAAGAAGTTTATCAGATCATTCAGAAGTACCTGAAGCATCACGGAACAAAAGGCGAATACCTTTTCTATTCACAGAAATCAGATCGTATCACTGTGAAACGAATACAGGACATTGTGAAAGAGTTTCAGGGCGTATCAAGGGGTAACATCGTGATCAATGAATTGCATCCACACATGCTACGCCATACATTCGCACACAATCTTGCAAATAGGGGAATGGCACTGGAATCAATCGCACGTGTGTTAGGTCATACAAAGAAAGACGGTACACCAAACATCCAACAAACAATTCGATACACTAAAGCAAGTGATGATGAACTTGCCAGTAACATGGAAGATATTCTTGCAACTAAATGATAAAAAGAAACCCTGTTCAGCTTTTCCAGCCGTTCAGGGTTTTTCTTTTACCAATGCCTTTATTAGTGCATCACGTTCTATTTTACTAAGTGCTTCATGATCAACACTAGTAAGGTGTTTATGGTATAGGGTAATCATTTGATGAAATAAATCAGCATGTGAAGGTTCGTATCCTTCAGACTGTTTAATTAGTTCTTTTATTTTGTTTAACCTGTTATGTGTCTGATCATTAAGCCTAACACTGATGGGGTGACTCTTTCCCACTGGAACACATCCTTTATGTATGTACAGTATAGTGTTTAATTTTAGACAAAAATAAAAGTCCCTGCTGGCTACCACACCGACAGGGACAACACGTGTTATCAGTTAGGAGAAAACTAACACGTGCTTATTTCTACCACAAACAATTATTGAAATCGTCTTTGCTGATCAATGCAAGGCATGGTGCACTACCAACAAAGGAGAATTAAGATACTTATATAATACTATTCTTAGTACTATTTTGCAAGCCTTAAATGCTTACCCTGTTTAACTGATTCTTCAAATTCAAGTTCCTTTATCCTTTTTTCAATCTTGTAATTAGACTGACTGATCATTTCTTTTGCTGTTTTGTATTCATCAATACCATGTTTAATAAGTGTTTCATACTTAGTATCAACTACTTCCAGTGCTTTCATGTAGATGGTGAAAATATCAAAGTTCATTTCTTTAGTCATACATGCGTGATTGATTTGGTTTCTAAGATCGTCTTGAACTCTTTCATAGTGTTCTTTAGATACACGTGAAGCACTGATAAGTAAATCAGTGATCAGTGTTTTATATACGTCTTCTATGGGCAGATAAGGGCGTTCATCATCATCAAAATATCTAAGTTTATCCAACATTAAGATACACCTTCCCTTTCAGCTTTTTCTTGCAACTCTTTCAGTTCTTTTTTACGACCTTCTAAATTTTTCAGTGCTTCATCAGTTGGTTTTAGGTTGTAGATACGTTGGGCGGTATTTAGATAATTCTTAGTGATTTCAATTTGTTCTTTAATAGAACGTTCAGTTTTACCATTTTCATTTCCAAACCATGTAGGAATAACTTCAGTACTTTCAGTTTGCTTTTTCGGTGCTGGTTGTTGTTCAGGTTCTTCAGTTGGTTGTTCTCCATTTACATAAGCACTATCAATGCACTTCTTATAGTAAGCAACAAAGTTTTTCTTACTGGAAGATACACTTATCTTATCCATAAATATTTTATCATCTAATTCCCCTGAATAGGAAGCATATGATTTTTTGATTGCTTCAATTCCTTCTTCAGAAACACCGTTCACTTCAATCAGCTTTCTGATCTTAGTAGGAAGAACAACTTCAGGTTCAGGCTTTTCTTCCTGAACATCTTCCTGATCTTGCTGATCTTCTTTATATTCTTCAGTCCACGAAAAATCATTCTCTTTTTTAGGCTGGACGAACTTCTTCTTCATTAGGTCTAACACCTTCACAGATTTGTTTTCATTATGTACAAATTCAACAATGAATTTTTCTAGCAACTCAAACAACGGTGAAAAATCATATGTATTTACTTTTTTAGGATTAGTAACAAACAGTACACCAGCTTTTTTAATGGCTTGTACTGCTTTCTTTACCCATACGTTGGATTTATTAAGCATTTCAGCAATCTGATCATAAGAAGGGAAAGGTGCTTTTTCGGTGTGCTTATATTGCAGAATGATTTGAATTACATCTTTTGAAGCACGTGTGATGATCTTTTCATCAACCATACGTGTAAGCATTGGAAGGATATAGTTTGATTTCATAGTAAATCCAGCATCAATAATTGTGTTTTTCCCATTATAAACTTTCTGAATGTTGTTCATAAATTATTCTCCTAACTGTAAGTAAATGTTTGTGGTAGTTTCGTGAATCTTCCAACCCTTAGTGGTAGCAAGCATGAAAACGGTGTTCCGTTCGTCACACTTTAAGGGTATTTCAAAAACCTATATGTACCGTAAAAATTTATCTATTTATGTATTATAAGCTAGATTGCTAGATTAAGCAACCATGTTTAAAAAAAATAAATTATATGGAGGTACATAGATGAACTGGGACAAAGAAATTAGTTTACTGCTTGAAGGTAAAAAAGCAAATAAACAATGGGACGAACTTTTGAAGAACGCCACAACTGAACAACATGTTTCTGATCTTGTCGATGTACTAGATAATCAGTTGCATCACCAAAAGATGGACTTAGTTGAAGAACTTGAAAATGGTGCTGATGTTGCTGAAATCGAAAAGGCTTTTGATGATCTTGAAAAAGAATACCGTGTTACTAGATCAGAATTTGATTTCTTATACTTCACCTATGAATACTTTTCTGAAGACCGTAACCCTTTTGGGGAAACAAACATGATTCCTTCAGGTGTCGATATTTCAGATGCACCACATATACACATAGAATTATGCCATACTTTGCATGTTGTTTCCAATGTAGAAATAAATAAAAGAATTGTACAATCAATGCCACGTGGACATGGTAAGTCACTCTTTCTATCAAACATTTTCCCACTGCATCAAGTGTTATTTAAGAAAAGAAGGTATCAAATTATTATTTCAGAAACTGATGCAATGGCAAGAAAGTTTGTCGAATTTATCAGTGAAGCATTGAAGCATAACGCAAAGTTACGTGAAGACTTTGGTGAAATCCTTTCCCCTAACCCAAACAAAAACCCTAAAGATAATCAGGAAGGTTTTGAAACTTTGAATGGTTGTTATATTCAGGGTGCTTCAATCAAGAAACAATTAAGGGGTTCCCGTTTTAGACAGTACCGTCCAGACGGTATAGTTATGGATGACTTGGAAAGTTCTGCCAATACAAATACAACTGAATTGATAGAGAAGACAAAAGAGTTTTTCAACAAAACAGTAATGCCTATCGGTTCACCTGAAAGAACTTGCTTTCTTTACATGGGTACACACGTATCTAGTAAAGGCTTATTGAACTATGTAATTGAAGAACGTGCTGACTTTGACAGTAAAAACTATTCAGCAATTGTAAAAGAACCTTCAGAATCCGTTGAGTACTGGAACGAATTTGAAAACATCTATTCTGATATTGAAAATAAGAACAGGATGGAAGAAGCACTGGAATATTACGAAAAGCATAAAGAAATCATGGATTCTGATGTTGAAACTCTTTGGAATGACCGTTTCCCTTATTACAAGTTGATGATGGAAAAACACAACCTTGGACAAAGGGCGTTTAATTCTGAATTTCTAAATAAACCTTCCAGTGATGAAGATAGAATTTTCTCTGACTTCATTTGGTTTGATGATAAAGATTTATATGATCGATTCGGTAGACCGGTGAACTTGGAAATATACACTTTCTGGGATTTGGCTGTTGGTAAGAACCAGCGTTCAGATTACAACGCAATAGTTACGATTGGTAAAGATCGCAGAACTGGAATCATTTATGTGCTGGATGCTTGGGGTGCAAAAGTTCCTATGCATAAAGCTAAACAAAAGATGATGCAGAAGATCGCTGAATATAAGCCACATACAGCAGGGGTTGAAACAGTTCAGGCACAATTTGAAATGTACCGACAACTGAAAGAAGACGTTACTAAAAGTGGAATGTACCATACACGAATTAAACCAGTAAATCCAAAAGGTAAAAAAGAAGATCGTATTGGTTCACTAGAACCACTCTTTGAAAATGGTGCTATTCGATTAAGAAAGAACCAGCGTTTATTGATTCAGCAACTGGAAGAATTTCAAAATGGTGCTGATCATGATGATATGCCTGATGCACTGGCAAGTGCGGTTAATTTGGCTGGTGGATTCAGACAGAAACGCACATTCCTTACTAAACCTAAAGGTTTATAGTACACAGGTGTTTACGCATGTACACTAAGGTGTACTTTTTAATGCTTAAAATTAGAAAGGCGGTATTGTATGCATAGATTATTTAAAAAGGGTGAATTTTTTCCCCATCCTGATCATGAAGAACGAATTAATAGATATAAACAGAACAGAAAATTGTTCTTAGGTGAACACAAAGATGTATTTAATAAACACGGATACAAGCTGAAGCACAATCAAAAGAACTTGCTTTATCTATCCGTAAACCTTGCATCAATCATTTGCAAGAAATCCAGTGACTTCCTTTTCAGCGAATCTCCTACTGTTTCTGCTGGCCGTGGCGACAACTCTAAAGAACAGCAAGCACTGGATAGGCTTACTGAAGACAATCATATGAACATTACAAACTATGAATCAGCACTTGCTAATGCGTACCGTGGTGATTCCTTTTATAAAGTTCGTATTGGTCAAGAAATGCACGGTGAACTTCCACCTGAAATAGACCCTTACAAAGTAATTATTGAAGCACAAAATGCTGAATATGTGTTTCCTGAAACCTTCCCTTCAGACGATAACAAGGTACGTGCTTATCATGTTGCTGTTCCTGAACGTATAGATGATGGTGCTGAAATGCCTGAAGATGGGAAGTATGTACTGAATGTTGAATCTCATTATGCTGGAAGAATTGAGTACTCACAGTTCCAACTGATTCCAATTGAAATTGAACCTGATGGTGAAATCACAACTTACAAGATCGGTTATGAGTACACAGATCAAAGGCACGCAATTGCAACTGGTGTAAACTATCCATTGATCGTACACGTTGCAAACACAGCACTTGACGATTCCTGGCAGGGCATTGACGATTTAACAGAACACAAGCCAATACTAGATGAAATCAATAACAGGCTTTCGCAGATTTCTGAAATCTTAGATCAGCACGCAGATGCCCCTATTATTGTACCAACTGGTACATTACGTGAAGATGCAAATGGAAATTTAGTTTATAACGTTGCACAGGAAAAGGTGTTTGAAGTTGATGGGAAAGAAGACGTTTTACCACAATATGTAACCAACTCTAATGCAATGGTTGAACATGCTTTCACTGAATTGGAAAAGTTGATTGATCTATTATTCACAGTCACAGAAATTCCTTCAGTTGCGTTGGGAAGAAATGATTCAGGTACTTCAGGAAGTTCAGGCTTATCAATCAAGTTCAGAATGAACTCACTAATTTCAAAGATCAATAGGAAACGGCAATACTATGATAAAGGTTTAAAACGTGTATATGTAATTGCACAAATGCTTGAAAATGCTATCGGCATAGATAACTATCAAGTATCTGTTCCAAAAATCAAGTTCAAAGACGGACTTCCAAAAGATGAAATGGAACAAGCCAATATTTACGCTGTTCGTACTGGTGGGAAACCTACCCTTTCACAGAAAACAGCAATTCGTGAACTTGATGATCTTACTGAAGAACAGGTTGAACAGGAACTTGAACGGATGGAAGATGAAGAACCTGATGATGAACCTGTTGATGGTTCTATTTTCAATGAAGAAGAAGAAATTGAAGGTGAAGAAGAAGCACCTGAAGAAGATGCTGAAGAATAAGGTGGTGTTTGAATGGCTTTCAGGGAAGTTCCTGAACCTAAATATATTACTGATCGAAAACAGATCGTGAAGGATTACAGGAAAGCATACAATACAGTTGTCAAAGAACTACTAAGATTGCTGGAACGTCAATCAAGTTCAGATCAGCTTATCAGTAATGAAGCATCAATTGCTAGACAAATTAGATTGCTGCTAAAAAATCATGATGCTAACGTACAAGATCAACTGGATACACTGCTTACTAAAAGTTTCAAACGTGGACAAGCAGAAACTTTATTGTCACTAGGAGAAGCAACCACTTTAGATGAAGCCACTAAGGGGGTTGCTTTTTCAACTCTTAGTAAGAACACACTTGATAAAGTACTTGAAGATACCTTTGAAGATGTACTTGCTATTACAGATAGGACAGATAAGCGAATTAAGAAAACCGTTCGTGAAATTGCAAGCGAATCAATGCGTGCAAGTGCTTTACAGAATCTAGGTGTAGATAGTCAAAGAAAAGACATTGTAAATAAACTCTTAAAAGAAGGCTTTAGTAGGAAGGTCAAAAAGGATTTTAAAGGAATCACTGATAGTGCTGGTCGGAAATGGAATCTTGATAGTTATGTGAATATGCTGGTAAGAACTAAGGTTCAGCAATCACATCAAGAAGGCGTTGTTTCTGAATCTATCAATCAAGGAACTGATCTTGCTGTTATTTCAAGTCATGGTGCAAAAGATGCTTGTAGGCACTTTGAAGGAATGGTGATTTCACTAACTGGTGAAACTCGGGGATACAGAACACTTTCAGAATTGAAATCATCTAATAAAATCTTTCATCCCAACTGTCAACATACCATTACACCACTAAGAAAATTAGAAGACTTGCCTTCTTCTTTACAAGAAAGACATAAGGAACGGAAGAAAAATATAGAAAGTCAAAAAATAATTTAACTTTTTTGTCATACTTATGTCTGTTTTCATCAACTAATTAATAGACAACTTTTACAAGGTTGTGTACTAAAGTTTACACAAGTAAACGTTCCAATGAAATCTATCAAGGCGTAGCTTGAAAAACACGAAGGAAAGGATGAATAAATTGGAACAAGGACAAGAACAAACTGAACAGCAAACTAAACAAAGTGTTGCTGAAGAAATCAATCAGGAAATGGGTATTGAAACTAATACTGAACAAAGTACTGAAGATGTGACTAAACAGGAAACTGCTACTGAACAAGAAACTACTACTGAACAGGTAACTGATCAAAAGCAGGGAACTGAAAATGTTACAGAAACTGAAAAGGAAGAGGCAACTGATACTAAACAAGACAAAGAAAAAAGTATCATGATTCCTAAAGAACGTTTTGATGAAATTAATGATAAGTACAAAGAATTGAAGGCTGAACTTGATCAACTCAAAGAAGGCAAGCAAAGTACTGATCAAAGCGTAACTGAAACACAGTCCAAACTTCAGAAACAGGTTGAACAATATGAATCACTAGTTGGTGATATGGTTCAAAGCAAGGTGAAACAAATTCCTGAAGAAATGCAGGATTTAGTGCCTGAAGGTTTATCCACTCAACAACAATTACAGTGGATTAATAAAGCTGAAGAAAAAGGATTATTTAAGAAAGAAGAACCTAAACCAAAGCAAGTTGAAATTGGAACACCGATGAACCATTCAGCAAACCAAAACAAAGCTGAACGGATGTCAAAAATGAATCCATTACAAATGCTTTCTTCTTTCTATGGAGATAAGAAATAATTAATTAAATATACACTATAAAGTATTTTGGCGAAGCATCCATTGCGGTGTTTCGCCTTTTTTATTTACTAACATATTCAAATTATTTTTAGGGGGATTTTTAAAATGGCAGGGATTACTTTACCTGAAGCTAATAAACTTATTGATGTGCCTTTGAAGAAAGGTATTATTGAAACAATTGCACGTGAAAGTGCGGTATTGGAAGTACTACCGTTTACAGATATTAATGGTAACGCATATTCTTACACACAGGAAGTTGATACTGGTTCTGTTGGTTTCCGTGCGGTGAACAACGATTATGACCACACGAATCCTGAACACGTTGTTAAATCTGAATCTCTGAAACGTCTAGGTTCTAAGGTTGAAGTTGACCGTTTCATTAGTAAAACACAGAACATTCATGATGTACGTGCTGAAGCAACTGCATCTAAATCTAAAGCAATTGCAAATGAATTTACCCGTGTATTCTTCAAAGGTGATGAGTCTGCAAATGCACTTGAATTTGATGGTCTTGATGTTCGTATCACGGCTGAACAAGAAGTTGATGCTGGTGGTGCTGAAACTGAACCTAAAGAACTAACACGTGTTAAGATTCACGAACTATTGGATACAGTACAAGGCGGTGCTGATGTTCTATTCATGAACAAACGTACACGTCGTGCGGTAACTTCCTTGTTCGCTAATCAAGGTGCTTATATTCAAACTGGACAAGATGCCTTTGGTCGTCCACAACAATACTTTGGTGATGTTCGTATTGCTGTTGTAGATGATTCACTATTACCTGATGATTCTATCTACGCTGTTAAATTCGGACAAGATCAGGGTATTGCTGGTATTCAGGCTGGTGGTCTTGAAGCAGAAGACAACGGTTTGCGTGGAACAATGTATGAAACACTTATCGAATGGTATGTTTCTATCATTGACGGAAACCCTAAAGGTGTAGCACGTCTGAAGAACGTTCTACTTCCTGCATAATTAGATAACTAATGAAGGTGCTGGTTTTTCCAGTGCCTTCTTTTTTGTTTATAAAGATCAAAAAGGTGGTGTGTAAATGGAAAAAGTAAAACTGAAAGCTGAAAATAAACATTATGCTGGTTTTATGAAAGGCTACCGTTTTAAGAATGGTGAATCAGTTGAAGAAGTACCACGTGAACTAGCTGAAGAAATGGTTAAATCATTTGGTGTTTCAATTGTTGAACCTGAAAAGCCTAAAAAGAAAAAACAAACCACACAAAAGAAGAAAACAACAAAGAAACAAACCAGTGAAAAGCAAGGTGAATAATCATGGCTTTTACTGATGTGAAAACTTATATAGAAACAAAGATTCTTAATTCTGATGTATTTGAAAGTGAAACTGAAGTTACACAGCAAAAAGCTGTTACTAATGCAGAAGAAATTCTGTATTTCTCTTTCCCACGGTATAGCCGTGAAGATAAACCTTTACCAGTTGAAGCTATTGCTTATCAAACAATCTGGATTCTATCAAAAGATGATTCTATTAGAAAAGCAGAATTAGGGGTTGCTTCACAGTCCATTGACGGTATGACACAGACATTTACAAAGGGTGATAAGACAATTGCACCTGAAGTAAACAGGATTCTAAAGAAAAGACGTACTGGTTACTACAAACCGCAAGTTGTCTATGATGATCGGGGGTACTTAGTATGATTCAGCTAACGGATGAAGTAGAAGTAATGAAAGCAACTGAAACAGATTCTTGGGGTATAAGTGCGGATTCAAATAATTCTACTATTCATCCAGCTAGAATTTTCTATAACCACAAACGTGAAACCCTGAATAATGCTGAAGGTGAAACAATTGTTTTTACAGCAACCGTTTATTTTGATGGGCTTACTGATGTAGGCTTTAATGATTCTTTGAAATATATAGATGATTTTGGTGATCTTCAGGAAAAGGATGTAATTACACGCAAGGTCATTAAAGATTTTGCTGGTAAAATCCTGTTCACTAAGGTTTTGATCTAATGGCTAGTAATGCAAGGGTGGATATTAAAACAGATCGCTTTAAATCTTACACGGCTAAATCTAAAAAGGTTTATACCAATGCTTTAAATGTCTGTTTGAATGATCTTAAACGCACGGCTTCAGAATCAGCACCACACAAGAAAGGTACTTTGGAAAAATCACATAACAGTTCTATTGAATATGAAGGTGCTAATCCAGTTGGGAAAGTAACCTTTTCAGTTCGTGAATCAAGTAGTAGTGGTAACTATAACTATGCACTGAAAATGCATGAAGGTGATTATGAACTTGGTGAAGGTTCAAAAAGGAAACCTGGCGGTACTGGAATGAGTGGTAAAACTTATGATGTTGGTGCTGGATATTTAGAAAACCCACTGAAGGGTGAACAAGAAACTTATCAGAAATTCATACAAAAGGAATTGAAATCTTTTTCTCGGAAATTTTAAAGGCGGTGTTTTGAATGGGCGTTGAAGAATTAAATACTTTCTTGAACGGTTCTGGATTGCACACCTTTTATCCTTATGCTTTCCCTTCTAACTCGGTAACAGGTTCAACAATTAATATAACTGGTGGAACAGTTAAACGTGGTGGCGTTGGTCGGTCACAGTTAAAAATTCTGACACGTGGTGAACATCCTAAAATTGCAACTGATATATCAAAAGAAATTGGTAAGTACCTTAAAGACAATCTTAAAGGTGCTTTTTTTAATGGGTATGAAATTTTAAATGTTGATCAGTTAAACCCTGAACCACTTTATATAGGTGAAGAACACGGGGTTTACACTGTTTCAATGAATTATGACTTACTAGAAGGTTAAAGGATGGTGTGCATAAATGAGTACAAAAATTGCTGGTGTAGATGTACTACTTAAAGCAAAAGCAGAAGACGGTTCTTTGGAAGTGATTGGTGGACAAACTTCAGCGACACTTTCAAGATCAGCGAATGAAATTGATGTTTCTGATAAAACAAGTGACTGGACGCAAACCATTATTGGTATGAAATCTTACACAATTGACGGTGAAGGATTCGTTGCACTTGGTGATTCAGGACAAGAAAAACTGGAAAATGCGTTTGATAGTCGTTCACCACTTGAAGTTGAATTTCGACTTGGTGAAGATGATAACGCTGATGGTGTGACTTACACAGGACAAGTACTGATTACGTCTTTAGAGAACTCTTTCGGTTCTGAAGATGCTGTTACTTTCTCTATCTCACTGAAAGGTACTGGTGCATTGACTCGTACTGTTGGTACTGTCACTACTACTGCGTAAAAGTGTACTGAAGTAAACTAACGTAAACAAAAGTAATCAATTTTAGGGGTGTTTAATTTATGGCAAATAAAGAACGTGGAGAAGTTGTTGTTGAATTAGATCAGGAACGTGTTCTCTCATATACTTTGAACTCTTTGATTTACGCAGAAGAAAACGGTGTTGATCTACAAAACATGAGTGATGAAGAAGGCAATGTAAAGCTGAAGGATTTACGAACAATTCTTTATGCTGGACTGATGCATTATGAAGAACTAACGCCTGAAGATGTTGGTCGAATGATTGATCTAGAAAATCTGAAACCTGTATCTGAAGCACTGAACAAGGCGTTTGGTTCGGTGGGAAAGTAAGTGCTGTTTTAGATAAGGATGGGAAACTGAACAGCAAATATGTTAAGAAGATTGGTTACGGTTCGTTGGGCTTAAAGCCTGATGAACTTTTTTCAGTCTATACAGTGTGTGAAATCGTGGATATGTATGAAGCAAAAGTTACAACCAGTAATGAAGAAATGGATGCTGAACTTCAAAGAACAGCATGGTTCACTTCTTTACTGATGAACGCAACTGGTAATTTCAAAAAGGAAATCAAACCAAACCAGCTTTATACGTCTATTGAAGATCAAGGCAAGGACACGGTTAAAGCATCTAAAGAATATGTTGCTGATCAGAAAGAACAACTGAAGAAAAAATTCAATATCTAATTCAAAGCGACCAGTAAGGGGGACAAATAAAAATCTTCTTTGCTGGTCGCTTTTTTTTTATTTATCTAGGAAAGAAGGTGAAACAATGGCATTGGTCGGTGATATTTCTGTAAAGCTAGGGCTTGATGTTAGGGACTTCAAAAAAGGCTTACAGGAATCACAGAAAAATATGAAAAGGGTTGGTAACAACCTTAAATCAGTTGGTACTAGTCTTGCTACTGGTATAACAGCACCACTGGCAGGGGTTGGACTTGCTTCAGCAAAAGTTGGTGCTGATTTTGAAAGATCAATGAAAAAGGTACAAGCTGTTACTGGTAGTTCAGGTGATGAACTTGGAAAACTAGAAGCAAAAGCACGTGATTTAGGAAGTACAACAAAATACTCAGCAAATGAAGTTGCTGATTCAATGGGCTTTCTAGGAATGGCTGGATATGAAACAGGTGAAATACTTAAATCAACTGGTGACATGTTGAACCTTGCGACTATTTCAGGTATGGAACTTGGACAAACTGCTGACATTACTTCAAACATTCTATCAGGAATGGGAATGGATGCAGATCAAACAGGGCGTTTAGTAGATACAATGGCTTACACAATGACCAACGCAAATACCAATGTTTCTGAAATGGGAGAAGCAATGAAAATGGTTGCCCCTGTTGCTTCAGATTTGGGTATTGGTGTTGAAGAACTCTCTGGTGCTGTCGGTTTCTTATCTGATGCTGGTATGAAAGGAAGTCAGGCAGGAACACAGCTTGCCACTGGTTTAACTCGACTTGCTTCCCCTACTGATACAGCAACGGAAATGATGCAAGAATTAGGGATTGAAGCCTTTGATGCTGAAGGTAAATTGAAATCATTACCTGAAGTACTCGGTGAATTAGAAGGCGGATTTAAAGACTTAAACCCTAAAGAAAAAACCACTGTTATGAAAGAACTATTCGGACAGGAAAATATTAAAGGCTGGAACGCCATGTTAAGCCGTGGCGGTGATGAACTGAAGGAATTTAGTACAAACATTGCCAATGCTGAAGGTGCTGGTCAAGAACTGTCTGATACTATGGGTGATACTCTTTATGGAAGATTAGATTCATTAAGATCAGCACTTTCTGAAGTTGGTCTTGTAATCTATGACTATATCGAACCAGCATTAAAAACAATCGTTGAAAACGCAACAAAAGTTGTTCAGTGGTTGGGTAACTTGGATGGTAAATTTGTTGCTGTTGCTGTTGCAATCGGTGCTGTTATGGCTATTGTTCCAATGTTGCTTGTTGGTGTCGGTTCAATGATTACAGTGTTTAGTACACTTGTTGGTTCTGTCGCTGGGCTGATTGCCCCCGTAACACTTGTTATTGCTGGTCTGGTTGCTTTAGGTGCTGGCTTGGCTGTTGCATGGCAGAAATCTGAAACATTCAGAAATGTTGTTAAATCAGTGTTTTCTTCCATTAAATCAGTTGCACTTGAAGTGTTTGAAGTTGTTTCCACATTCGTGAAGCAAAAGATTTCTGAAATCAAAGCATTTTGGGATGAAAACGGAACTGCAATACAGCAAGCCTTTGAAAAAGTAGTCCGTGCCGTTGGTACTGTTTTTGAAACTGTTTTTCCTATCATTAAAAGTATTGTTATGGATACTATTTCCATAGTCATGGATATAATCGATGGTTTGATTCAGTTCTTTAAGGGATTCATCATGACAATTACAAATCTGATCAATGGTGACTTTGCTGGTGCATGGGAATCTTTCAAACAAATGGTTTCAGGTGCGGTAAAAGCCGTGTGGGGATTCATTAAGTTGTGGCTACTCGGAAAGGTCATGAAACTGTTTGGTTCTTTACTAAAAGGAATCAAAAGCGTGGGCGGTAAATTACTGAAGGCGATTAAAAAACCGTTTAATACTGCGGTCAAACGTGTTCGTATTTTCGTCAAGAAATTGAAACGTAACGTTACCAAAAAGTTCACTGCAATGAAGGACAGTCTTTCTAAAACAGGTGACAAAATCCTTACTAAAATCACTTCACCTTTTAAAAAAGGTTGGGAGAAAATTAAAACTTGGATTGATAAAATTAAAACAGGTGTTAAAAACATCTTCAGCACAAATATCAAGAAACCTTCCTTTGGTGTATCAGGTTCATTAAACCCTGCAAAATGGGCAACACAAGGATTACCAAAACTGAAGATAAACTGGAACGCAAAGGGTAATATCTTTGACGGTGCTAGTATTCTCGGCGGTGGTCAGGGTGTCGGTGAAGCTGGTGCTGAAGCCGTAATGCCTATTGAACATAAGCGTTACATGAAACCATTCAGTTCATCCGTTGCTGAACATCTTAAAGATATGGAAGGTCAAAATGATGATGCTGATGCTGTTGTTCAGAATACCTTCAATATCAGTAGTCTGGTTGTTCGTGAAGAAGCAGACGTTCAAAGAATTGCTGATGAACTTGAACGTATTCAGCGTAGACAGCAAAGGGCAAAAGGAAAAATGCGATTTGCTTAAACAGTAAAGTGTACATTGGTTTACAACCGTGTACACACGTAAACTTATTTGTACACATTTATACACTATAATGCACAATTTAGGGGATAGCCTTCAGGCTGTTCCCTTTTTGTTTGGAAAGGGTGAAAGGATGCTTAATTTAAAAGGTAAACAATTACCTGAATTTGTGAATGTAACAAACATTAAAAGATCAGTGTTACCACCAATTCAGAACCACATGCTGAAGGTAAGGGGTAAAGCTGGTGCTTATCATTATGGACAAACCGTTGATATACGAACAATTGAAGTTGATATTGCGATTATATCCGATGGGCTAGGGGATGTTGCAAACAAGGCTTCAGTACTTGCTGAATGGTTAAGACATAAAGAACCAGTTGATTTATTTATTGATGATCAACCTGATAGATATTACAAAGTTCTTCATGATGGTTCATCTGATATTGATGAAATTGTAAGTGTTGGTAAAGGCACAATTACCTTTATACTTACTGAACCATATGCATACGGTGCTAGTCATACTTTAAACTTCACACCAGTAAGTGGTGTTGCAACTAATATTGATGTTGTTGGTAATGGTGAAACTTATCCTGATATTAAGTTGATGATGAAAGAGGACGTTACAGATATTTCTGTTGTCTCTGATGATCAGTTTGTTCATATCGGTGAATACTCTGACATTACGCAAACGGCTGTTGATTCTGAACCAACACGTTTACATGATCAAATGGCTGACCCACTTAATTGGACAAGTGCAATATCAGTTGATGATGGTGAAATTGCTGGTGAATTTGAATCTAACGGTTACAGTATGCACGTAAAAGACGGTGATTTTGGTACACCTGAAAACTATACAGCATGGCATGGTGCTTCAGGTATTCAATCACTGGATAGACCAGTTGATAATTTTGAAGTGGAAATGCGTTTTGGTTTCAACACTGAACACGCTGAAGACATTGGAAAGATCGAATTGTATTTACTTGATTCTAACAATGAACAGTTTGGAAAGATTAAAATACAAGATGCAGACCCTTCACGTCAATCACAAAGATTCCTGGCACGTGCTGGTATTGCTACTGGTGGCACTAATTTCATTGATGATTTCGGTGAATACAAAGGCGTGTGGAAGAACATGAAGCAAGGTCTGTTGAAGATCGCAAGGAACGGAAATCAATGGTCTGCTTATATCGGTATTTACGATGAAGAAAAGGGTATATACCATACACAGCTTTATGATGACTGGACAGATCAAAATGAGAAGTGGACAAACCAACTTGCAAAGGTTCAAATTCATATAGCCACACACAGTACTTATAACAAGTACGATGTGATGAACATTCAAGATATTCGTGTAGTTGAACGTCAAACTTTAGGGGATTCTCAAACACCTATTATTGCAAAGCAAAACGACATAATTCTAATTGATAACGCAAGTGCAACTATCTATAAAAACGGTGTTGAATTTTTTGAAGGGCTGAATCCATCTAGTAAATTTATCAGCTTACAGAAAGGAAACAACGGTTTGGTTGTTGCACCTGCAAAGGCTGATGTTGAACTGACATATCTTGAAAGGTGGCTATAAGATTGCTTTTTATATTTAATAAAATAGAGAAGATCAAGGGGGTGCTGGATAATTCAGCACCTTTTTCTTGTCCTTATTTTGAAGATAAACATATTGAAAATATTGAAACTGGTGAACACAATTATCAGTTCAGTGTACCAGCAACACATGAAAAGGCTAGTGATATTGAAGTAGAAGGATTTGTTCTATTCAGTGATCTTGATGATAAGATGCAAATGTTTCAGGTTAAGAACATTGAAGAAATCGCTGATGAAACTGAACATAAAAAAGTGGTTACTGCTGAACACGTTGCTATCTCTGAACTACTTACACAAATTGTTAGACCAGTAACTCTTACAGCAACCACACTAGGAAATGCACTGAACTATGTTCTTGACGGAACTGGTCATGAAGTTGGTGAAATTGACTATGTAGGTTCTAAAGATATTAAGATTGATTCGCACATCACTGTACTTGAAGCAATCTATATGATTGTTGAACTGTTTGAAGCAGAAATTCAATTTGAAACTGTATATTCAAACGGTGTGATTAAGAAGAAACTGGTTCATGTAACTAAACAGCGTGGACGAGTTACCAAAAAACTATTTAAGTATGGTAAAGATTTAATTGATGTTAAGCGTACTGAAGATACTGAAGGACTTGTTACAGCTTTAATTGGTGTTGGTAAAGGTGATGAAAACGGAAATCCTTTGACCCTTGCTGGACATCCTGAAAGTACACCTGAAGGATACAGTAAAGTTACTGAACAGGATTTCATTTCAAACGATGACGCACTTCAAAGATATGGTCGCAATGGCAAACACATTTTTGGTGTTTACAAAGATGAAAATGCCACAACGCAACCTTTGCTTTTTGATAATACTTTCAAAGAGTTAAAGAAACGCAGCAAGCCTAAACTTACTTTTGAAATGACTATTGCAACACTGGAAAGAATCACTGGTTACAGTGCTGATAAAGTCCGTGTTGGTGATACCGTAACCATTCAAGACCACACTTTTAAACCTGCTTTAATTCTTGAAGCACGTATTATTCAGGTAACACGTTCCTATACAAACCCTGAAAATGATGAAGTTGTTCTTGGTGATTACAGACCAATAAAGATTTCACAGAATGTTGATATTGAAAGTCTTCAGGAAAAGATTCAGTTAAAAGAAGAACAGTGGGCTAAAAATAAATCTGATGAAGAAATCAATGTATTGGTTGAAGAAAAAGTTGCACCTGTACGTGAAACAGCAAACACGGCTGAAGGTAAAGCTGATACGGCTGATAATAAAGCTGAAAATGCACAGGGTACTGCTGATGAAGCAAAGAACGATGCACAGCAAGCACAAAATACTGCTGATGGTGCGTTGAGTGAAGCACAGCAAGCATATCAAGAAGCACTCAAAAGGCAAATGGCTATTCCTAAACAACCAACTGCCCCTGAAAATCCTACTGATGGTGAATTTTGGGTTGATACTTCAGAAGATCGTTTGAAACGGTATGTAAACGGTGGGTGGAAAACACTTGCACCAACTACACCTGAAGATATTGGTGCTGTTGATCGTGCTGAATATGATCAGAAAGTATCTGAAATTGAAACTGATCTTTCTAACAAACAAGATGAACTTTCTAGTATTAAAACTGATCTTTCCAATAAAGCCGATGAAATCAGTGCAATTCAAACTGATCTTGAACAGCAAGGTCAAACACTTACTGAAAAAGCTGATCAAAGTACACTGGATGCACAGGTTTCTTCACTTAAATCTGATATTGCTGATAAAGCTGGTCTTGAATATGTGGACGGTGAACTTCAAACAAAAGCTGATACAGCAACCACTTATTCTAAAACTGAAGTAGATAATGCACTTGATTCTAAAGTAAGCACTACACAGTACCAAACAGATCAGGACGGTATTGTTACCCGTTTAGATAGTGCTGAATCTAGTATCACACAGAACGCTGATTCAATCAGTTCTAAAGTTGAACAGTCCACTTATGAAAAAGGTATTAAAGATACTGAAGAATTTGCTAGGGGATTGACAGGAAACCTTGCACCTTACCATAAATGGCGTTTAAGTAATCTTTCCATTGTAGAAGATATTGATGTGAATGGTGAACTGGTTAATGGTTTACAGCATACAGCAACGCAAGAAGATGAAACCGTATATAGTAACCATTTCAAAGTTGATCCTTCAAAAGCATATAGGGTTGAGTTATGGGCTAAATCTGATATTGCTGAAGGTGCCTGGTACTTTGGAATGTACGGTTATAATGAAGCAGGGGATTCAATCGGTGCTGAAGGGTACAGTCCTGTTACTGGCGAACAAACGGATAAATACACGCCTACTAACCTGTATATAAGAACTGGAACAACTAAAAAGACAACATGGACTAAATATGTTGCTTACATGATGCCGTTCGATGCTGACCCTAAAGAGTACACTGATCTTCATACGAACGTAAACCAAAACATTAGGCTTACACAAGATCATGATAACGTGCGGTTAAGATTCTTGAACCATAATAATGTTGATGCAATGCCAACTATCAGTTTGGCAAAGATCAGTGTTCATGAAGTGAATCCTGCTGAAATCACTGAACTTAAAGCTACTAAAGATAGGGTTTCTGATGCTGAAACTGCAATCACACAAAATGCTGAAGCAATTGAATTAAAAGCTGAATCCACTGATGTTTACACTAAATCAGAAGTTGATTCTTCACTTAGTGATAAAGCCGATAATTCAACTGTATCTTCAATTGAAACACGTGTAACGAACAATGAAGCTACTCTTACTGTTCAAAGTGATGAAATTGCATCTAAAGTTGATTCCAGTACTTATACTAATAAGGTTACTGAACTTGAAGGCAATATTAGTACTATTGAACAAAATGTATCTGATAACAGCACAGCAATCACACAAAACAGTGATGCTATTGCTTTAAAGGCTGAAAGTACTGATGTTTATACTAAATCAGAAGTTGACGGTTCACTTAGTGGAAAGGCTGATAACTCTACTGTATCAGATTTAGAAACTAGAGTTACAAACAATGAATCTAGTTTAACTGTTCATGCTGATCAGATCGCAAGTAAAGTTGAACAAACCACTTATAACAGCGATATGAGTGATCTTGATTCTAGGGTTTCTAATAATAAAACAGCAATTACGCAAAACGCTGAAGCAATTGAACTGAAAGCAGAAAGTTCTACTGTATCAGATATTGATAATCGTGTGACAAACAATGAATCAACTCTTTCTGTTCATGCTGATCAGATCAGTTCAAAAGTTGAACAATCCGATTTCAATACTGTTGAAAATCGTGTTACCACTGCTGAAAGTAATATTACTCAAAATGCTAATGAAATCAGTTCTAAAGTAGAACAGTCTTCATTTGATGCTGTTGAAAGCCGTGTTACAACTGCGGAATCTAACATCACTCAAAATGCTGAAGAAATTGCATCTAAGGTTTCACAGACTGATTTTGATTCTGTTGAAAATCGCCTTTCCAGTGCTGAAAGTTCAATTGTCCAAAACGCTGATGAAATTAAATCAAAAGTAACCAGTACAGAAGTTCAAAGTCAAATTGATGAAAGTAAATCTAAGAACTATGGTTACCGATACGCTGAAGATATTATTGTTTATGGTGATGCTGATAAATACTATCCTGTTGTAATTAAAGACGGTGATCAGCATGTAATGCGTGATATTCTTGTGAAACGTAGATACAGCGAAAAGGGACCTGATTCATGGAATACATCATCACACAAAGGTTCTATCACGTTACTACTAAAAACTAATTTTGGTGGTTGGGGCGGTGTTGATTATTCATGGGAAATCCACAACCTTGAACAAAGATATGCTGATCTTTTCGCTGGTGCTGAAAATGTTGCAGGTGGTACAGCGTTTGCTATTTTCTTGCGTGGTGGCGGTGAAACTGGTGCATTATATCATCTATATTCAACACAATCTTTGACTGAAGAAGGGTATAATTCAGGCGACCCAACAATCCCACCAGCACCACAAATTGCCTATAACGAAGACCTTATTTTCTCAACTGATTCAGGGTATGAATATTACGCACCACCAGCACGGACAATCACTGAAGAAGTTGAAAAAGAAATTGCTGAAAGGAACTTTGTTAAACTAAGTCAAAATAATGCTGATGAAATTAAAAACCATGAAACAAGGATTACTGAAGCAGAAACTTCAATCACTCAAAATAAAGATGAAATTGCACTGAAAGCTAATCAAACAGTTGTTGATGATGTTGAAGACAGGGTTACTAGTGCTGAATCAACTCTTTCTGTTCATAGTGATGAAATTGCTAGTAAGGTTGAACAAACCACGTTCAATACCTTAGAAGGTCGTGTTGATTCTGCTGAAAGTAGTATAACTCAAAACTCTGATGCAATAACTTCTAAGGTCGAGAAAACAACTTTTGATTCAGGCATTACCGATGCAAAAAGTCATGCTGATTCTGTTGCAAATACTGCTGAAACCAATGCTAAAAATTACACTGATGGTGAAATCAGTCCATTAGACACAAGGCTGACAACGGCTGAATCCACTATCACACAACATTCTGATCAGATTCAAAGTAGAGTTAAAGAAACAACTTACAATGAAGATCGTGCAATATCAGGTGTTGATGGTGATGCAACTAATACAGCTAGTATTGATGGTACTAATGCTGGTAAGTGGTACAGGATTGCAATGAACAGTGGAAACAGGGCGTGGGCTAGGTTTATCATTCGTGATACTACAAGTAGTCAACACGGAACAATTCAGTTTACAGCTGGAACTCATTACAATAAATCATCTGATGTTGACTTTACGTTAATTTCATTTTCTAGGTATTCACGTTTTGCATTTGATAAGGCTAGAATCCTTACAGGTGGAATTTATGATGAACAGTATCTTGATCTTAGATTCAATGGAAAAGCTGATCGTGTAAGTGAGTTACAGTATTGGATTAAGGATAATATCCAAACTTCAGGTTGGGATGCTGTCGATTTTACAGAAGCAACTATTCCTGACGGCTATACGTCAACTGAATTTAATATCAGTGGAAATGATTCTGTTTCAGGTCGTATTACACAAGCTGAATCCAGCATTACTCAAAACGCTGATAGTATTAAATCTAAGGTGGAACAGACCACTTTCGATAGTTTAGAAACACGTGTTGGTTCTGCTGAATCTTCAATTACCCAAAATGCTAATGCAATCACATCTAAAGTTGAACAGACTACTTTTGATGGGTTGGAAAGTCGTGTCACAACTGCTGAATCCAGCATCACGCAAAATTCTGATAGTATCGCAACTAAAGTTTCAAAAGGCGATATTTCCAGTACAATCAACCAAACAGCACAGGGTGTAAAGATTGAAGCACAAAAACTTGATCTTGCTGGTTACGCAACATTCAGTTCCCTTTCAGGTGATGGTACAACTACTATTCACGGTAACAACATTGAAACAGGAACTTTAAGCTGGACAAAAGGTAAAGGTGGGGTTCTTGAACTCGGTGGTTCTGGAAACGTAAACGGTAGGCTACTTGTTAAAGATGAAAATGATAATACAATTGCTGATTTGGATGCTGAAGAAGGCGGTTTTAATAAACTTAAAGTCGGTGAACTAAAAGCACCAAACGTTGTTTCTTATAACAAGAAAAGCTATAACTTATACGTTGACCCTATAAACGGTGATGATAATAACGATGGTTCAGGTTGGGATTATGCCATTAATTCAGTACAAACTGCATTAAACAGGATTGCTAAATTTAATGAAGGTGATGTTAAAATCATTCTTCACTACGACAATTCACGTAACATTTACGAAAATATTAGGATTTCAGGATTTACTGGTTCTGGTTCTATCTCAATTGATTTCCAAAATGACTTGAATCAGATCAAAGGAACACTGTCTATTACTGCATGTACTAATAGTATTGAAATTCTTGACGGTAAGTTGAACACCACAAACGCAAACGCATGTATTGAACTTGATAGATGTGCAAGTGTTGTTGTAAATCGTACCTTCCTATTCGGTAATGATAGTTCATATTCAGGCGTTTATACTTATGCTGTTGATGAATTATATCTTAATGAAGTAGAAGTATATGACGTTGACATGGGATTCTACCTGAACAGGGGTTCTATGGGTTACATCCGTAACTGTAAAGGACTTGCTACCACAACTGGTGTAAGGGCAATGCGTGGTGCTGTCATTTCAGTATATGGAACTATCCCTGACGGTGAAGCAACCACTAAACAAGCTATGTACGGTGGACAACTAACAGGTTCAGCAAGTGCTGATACTGGAAGTGCAACACCACCAGCACCACCTGAAACAACTGTTGAGTTTACCGCAACTTCAAGTGCATCTTGGACTGAAAGATACAGCACATGGGATTCAACAACTGGTTCTGATGTATTACAAGGTAAGTGGGACGTGTACGGAAGATATAAAGGTCTTTGGTTCTTTGGTACTGATATTTCAAGTACAGTGCAAGGCAAGACAATCAAAGATATTAAAATCTATGGTGAACGTCTTTCTTCAGGCGGTTATTCCGGTGATGTAACAATGACATTCAGGTCACACAATTACAGTTCACAACCTTCAGGTGAACCATCACTTTCAAGTGAATATAAGACTGCTGATTTTGCATGGGGTGAAAGTGGATGGGTAACTATTCCATCATCTATGTATGATCAATTCGAGAATGGTGCTAAAGGATTTGGTGTCTATACTACAAGCACATCAAACGGACGTTATTCTCGAATGTCTGGTGATCTTACTGTAAGAATCACTTATGCGTAAAGGGAAGGCGTTAATTCGTCTTCTCTATTTTTATATAGGGGGATAAGCATGTACAAATTAATTCAATACAATGATTCAAATAAAATCCTTCAAGTGGTTGATATTGAAGGTGTAGTGACTGTTCAGGGTGATTATGTTGAATGGTCACAGGGTTCAATTGATGGACTAAAAGGAAGTTTCATAATCATTGAATCTGAAGATGAATTTAAGGCTGGTGATACAGTTGGTGATTCTACCATTGCAAAGGATTTAAAAGGTACTATGAAACCTGCTGATCTTAAACAGGAAAATGCTGAATTGAAGGCAAAGATTTCTGAATTAGAAGCCAAAAATCTTAGTACTGATGAATCTTTGATTAGTCTCTATGAAATGATGATGGGGGTGTGATGAAGTGATGTCCATTGCATACAGCTATGCAAATTTGATTCAACACGGTAGAAGGACAATGGATGATGTACCTGATATTGGTACTTTAAGGCAAGATGTTCAAACAATACTGAATCAAGAAGATCAACAAATGTAATGGGACGGCTTTTTGCTGTCCCTTTTTTATGTCTGAAATGTTTGGGGGTGTAGTCGTTGGAAACTCTTTTGTTGGAATTTGGTTTGAAAGATGGAATATTCGCAGGGCTTTTTGTATGGTTGCTGCTACGTCAAATGAGACAAAGTACACAGCGTGAAGAAAAGCTATACAAGTTCTTGGATGATATGAAGGTTGAGTTCGCAAAACTTGTTACCAGTTATGAAAATCTATCAAAGGATGTTCATGATATTCGTTCAGAACTTCAAAGGAAAGCTGACAAGAAAGAAAAGGAAGAATAATATTGTCCAACTTTTGGGCTTTCTCATAAACCTATTAATACCAAAATTTGAAAAGGTGGTATGAAATGAAAACACTTGATGTTAGTAGAATTGGTGATGCTGTTGTTACTGTCGATATAGTCCCAAAAGGTAATTATGAAATTCGTCCAGCGTATTACATGAATCCTAAAGAAATTGCGGTTCATAACACTGGTAATAAAGCAAAAGGTGCTGATGCTGAAATGCACAACCGTTACATTCACAACATGGCTAGTTATAGCCCACGTGATACACGGTATGCGTCCTGGCATTTCTCTGTTGATGAAGATTCCATTTATCAGCATCTTCCACTAGACGAGAACGCATGGCATACAGGTGATGGTTCTGATAAAGGTTCTGGAAACCGTATGGCAATTGGTGTTGAAATCTGTGAAAACTCTGATGGTGATACACGTAAAGCTGAAGAAAATGCTATTGCCTTGATTGTTTACTTGTGTAAACGATTGAATATTTCTGTTTACAGTGAAGTTAAGCCCCATCAGGCATACTCAGGGAAGTATTGTCCACGTGTAATCTTAGGTCGTGATGGTGGTTTTGAACCTTTCCGTAAACGTATCATCAATGCCTATGAAGGTAAGGTTGAAACAGCTAGTACTGAAAAAGCTGATTATGTAGTTGGTCGAATTAAGTCCGATGTTTGGGGACATGACGAAAAGAACTTTAAATCTAGTTCTCGAACACGGGTACTTTTTAAAGGTCAAAGATACAAGGTTTACAAGGAAGTTTCTAATAACATGTACGCAATTGGAAAAGACCACTATGTTTCTAGGAAGTACGTGGAACTTGAAGAACCACTTTATCAGAAAAAGGAAGAAACCAATAGTGGGATTCCAGTGAAGGGACGCATTAAAGTTTCTAGGCTGAACAACTTCACTTATATCTATTCCAAACCAACTAGTAATTCAACTAGGGTTGGGCGTGCTATGAAGAACCAAACCTTTGATATTGCTGGTTCTGTGCCTGAATTTTATGAAGTGATTCATGAAGGCAAACGTGCTTATGTTCGTGCTAAATATTGCGAACGTGTTTGATAGGGATACACGGTGTATCTGTATTTAGATAGGGATACACTATGTATCTGTACTTAGGGATACACGGTGTATCTGTGAAATGCCTAAATAGGGATACGCTATATATCCCCTAAAAGATCAATCTATTTAAAAGAACAATAATTAAAAGAACAATCATCATAGGAAGGATAGATTCATTTATGAATAAATTTTTAAAACGTCTTAAAAACAAGAAAGTTCTACTTTCAATTGCATCTGGTGTTCTGTTGATTCTAGTAAACATGGGATACATCACACCTGAAGCATCTGATCAGTTTCTTACTAATGCTAATGTACTTCTAGGTTTAGGGGTATCTGTTGGTATTCTTAGTAATCCTGATAAAGATAAGCCTTTACGATTGCCTAAAGTTAAGAAACAACGATAATGAAAAGAACCTACCAATACCATGTTCAGGTTAAAAGAGTTATTGACGGCGATACCTTTGTTGGTGACATAGACTTAGGAATGAATGTAAAGCTATGTGACGTTCATTTTAGGTTGATAGGGGTTGATACACCTGAACGTGGTCAAAATCTATTCTATGAAGCTACTGAAAGGGCTAGTGAACTAATAGATCAAACTGAAGTGTTAGTTGAAACTTATGCTGAAGATGCTTTTGGTCGCTGGCTTGTAAATGTATATATTGATTATGAAGGCGACACTTTAAACCAATTACTATTAGATGAAGGACTTGCAATCGTATATGACTGATCATGAACCCTGCTGTTTTTACAGTGGGGTTCTTTTTTTATGCCTAAATTCAAACACAGAAAGAACACAGTGGATTTTATAACTTATCAGGAATGTTAGCACCTTTGAATCTATTAAACGCACACAGGCTTTCTATGGGCTAAATACGACAACATTAAATTTTTTAAACAGAATCAAATTTTTTAAGTCTGTTTTCTCTGAATCCAGTGTGTAGGAAATAGATCAAATGAAAGAAGGTGCTGATCATGGAACAGAAAATGTTTTCAGTTTCCATTGATAAAGAATTTGACGTTGCTACTAAAGAAACTAAAAGTTCTGTGTATTTACGTCTTTACACTTCACTGTTTCAGTCTGGAATTGTGAAAGAGTTGAAGCCCACCAGTTTTACAGTCTTACTTGCTGTTGCTTCCTTTATGGATGCAGAAGGTAACTGTTACCCAACACAAAAACAGATTTCAGATATTACTGGTATTAGTTCACCAACTGTAAATAAGGCAATCAATAAATTACTGGATTACAAGGTGAACGGACAACCAATATTAAGGCGTGAAATGGTTCAGAAAGGGCAATTCAAAAACTCTTATTACACTGTAAATCCAGTTTCACAGCTTGCTATTTTCGATGGACAGATTAAAGAAATTTACACGGAACAGGATAAAGAAACTTTATCTGACCCTATTAAAAAATTTAATACTAACAATAACCAAGAAACTATAACCAATAAACAATATAGTGATGAACCTGATACAACCTTTAAAACTTCAAGGGATGTTGTTCAGTATTTTATTTCTAAATATAAAGATCAGTACGGTGTAAATCCTTCAGTTAATTGGGGAAGGGATTCTTCACTTGTTAAATCTAAGATCATGGCTAACTACTCAAATGATCAGATTAAAACAATCTTTGATATTGCTGTTGAACAGTATGACCAGCGTTGGAAGAACAACAGATATAAACGTCCAACAATACCAGCCGTTGCTTCATTTATTGCAGATCAGGCACTTGCAATTGCTGAAGATGGTCAAAAGGAATATCAGGAACTTGAAGAACTAACTTCTAATTCTGATGAACAGAACGATGAAGTATTAAACAAATTCAACCTATAACTGAAAGGATGGTACACAATTGAGTACGAACGAACACATATGTTTACTAGGTGATAAATGTGAATACGCAGGGGTTAAATTACCTGATGATTCACTTTGTTATACACACACGTTAGCACATGGGATTCAGGGTGATGGTGGTTTTTATGGTGCTTCAGGTATTCCCAAAAAGTACAGAAACTCATTCTTTGAAAACCTACCAATTAAAGCTGATAACCCACAAGCCTACAAGGTTGCTGAAGCCTATATCAGTAATGTTCTTGATTACGTTGAAAAGGGTGTTGGTCTTTTCTTCTATTCAGTACCTAACAAAGATAACCCACGTGGGACAGGTACAGGAAAGACAACCACAGCAACGGCAATAGGCAATGAATATATCAAACAACGAATCATTCAAAAGGTAACAGGTCAAAAGGACATTAAACATCAACCTACTTTGTTTGTTCGTGTATCGGAATTACAGAACACATACAACAAACAGTTCAGGGGTTCTTTTGAAGATCAGGAAAAGGCATCAACTAAATTTGGTCGGATGCTGAAGAAGATGGAAAACGCTGAATTGCTGATCTTGGATGACATTTCACTTAGATCATCGACTGAACCATTTACAAACATTCTCTATGAAATGGTTGATAAAAGAGATATTGAAGAAAAACCAATTATCTACACATCAAACTTTCCAGTTGATAAGTTACCTGAAACACTCGACCACCAAACAACATCAAGGGTTGAAGGAACTACTGAACAGATCGCTTTCAAAGGCACTGATCATAGGAAAGGCGGTATTTTATAATGCTTGAAGCAAAACTGTTATCTAAGGTTCTAGACGAACAGAACTTTTTCATCTTGAAGAAATACAACATCACAGAATCAGACTTCACCACATACGGCAAGGTATTCAGTTATATAGAAAGATACGTTAAACAGCATGGTCAAACGCCTGACTATCGAACAGTGGTTGCTGAATTTGAAGACTTTGATTACATGGGTGAAGTTGCTGATGCTTTCAGTTATCTATGTAAAGAAATCAAGGTCGCACGTGGTCTTAATGAATCCTTCAGTTTCCTTGAAAAGAAAGTACCACAAATGTTTGACAAGGGACGGAACAAGAACTTTGTATCTGATCTATATGAAGAAGTATCAAGAATGTACAGGGCATCAACTGTTACTTCACATGTCGGTTCTAACTATGCTGAAAATGGTGCTGAACGTAAAAAACGGTATCAGGAAAACAAGGAACGTCAATCTGAAGAAGTTGTTCCAACACCTTACAATGTCCTGAATGAGTTCCTTCACTTGGAACTAACTGATTACCTACTTATCCAGGCATTTTCAAACGTGGGTAAATCTTGGATTGCTTCACATATCGGAACACATGCATGGTCAAAAGGGTTCAATATAATCCACTATTCACCTGAACTTTCGCAGAAACAACAAGAAGCACGGAATGATACTTTGCTTGGAAAATATAACAATGTTGGTATCCGTACTGGTGAACTTGATAATGAAGATCAATATTATGATTTCCTTGATCAGTTCGCAGACAATGAAGCATTTTATCAGATCAAAACAATGGAACATTTACCTGATGGTTTAACTGTTGATGCAATTGAAGCAGACTTACAGCAAAACCCTGAAACTAAAGTTGTTATCATTGATGGATTCAATCTGATTCAGCATGGTAAGGGTAAAGTTGACAGAAACGCCATGACACAAACATCACGGCGTTTACGTCAAATGTTCGGAAGGCATAAAGTACTTGGAATTGTAGTCCATCAAGTAAATGCCAATGAAGAACGTGAAAACAAAAAAGGTGATGAAGATGAAGTTGATGAACGTATTCCAAAACCAGCAAGCATATTAGGATATTCAGAAACCCTTGCAGTTGTTCAGGATGCTTCACATATTTTATCTTTTGATGCTGTTGATGGTATGGGTGCTTTGCAACTGGTCAAAACACGTGGAGAAGGTAAAGATCGTACAGTTGATTTACATTTAAACTTCAATCTTGGAATGATAAGAGAAGTTACACCTATTGATTCATTTTAATTCAACACCAGTATTAGTACTAAAATAAGTACTGATGCTGGTTTTTCAGATAAAGGGGGACGGTAATCATGAATGAAAACTTAGGAAAAAGGGCAACTGTTACTTTTGATGTTCGTGGTCTATTTGGTAAGTTTGGGACTATAAGAAATGCAGGTTACAACGATAGCCACAACATACACACATATGATATTGAATTTGATGATGAAGTTGTTGAAGTAAATTGTAAGTACGTACTTATATTGGAAGGTGCTAGTATATGAAAATACGTGGTTATAAACTTGATGTTGATGTATTAGAAGAAATTGAGTCTTTCCAGTGGGAAAAGAAGAAGATACAGGGCAATGAATTTCAGGCTTGTTCACCTTTCAGGGAAGAACGCAGACCGTCCTTTTACGTGAACTTAGAAAAGGGAACGTTCATTGATCATGGTGCTGATGATGATACGTGGAAAAAGGGAAGTCTTGTGAAGCTGTTAAGTTTTCTTTATAACTGGACAACTGAAGAAGTTGAAGATTACCTGATTGAACGGTATGCTGTTGAAACCTTTGAAGTTGCTGAAGGTAAGGAACTGAACATAAATCTTCAGTGGGGTGACGAGAAACCAAAAGTGTTTACAAAGGATGATCTGAAACCCTACTTGTTTAGAAAGAAATCATATTTGGAAGGCAGGGGAATTGGTGAAGAAATCCAAAAGAAATTTGTTGTGGGGTTTGATAAAAGTTCAAATGCTGTTGCTTTCTTTTGGCGTGATGCTTTCACAGGTAAGGTTGTAAACATTAAATTCAGATCAATCAAAAGCAAACAGTTCTTTTATGTCCGTGGTGGTCAAAAGGTAAGTAATCACGTGTTCGCACTGTACAATGTCATTCAAGAAAAATACAGTAAAGTGTATGTGGTAGAATCAGAAACGGATGCTTTGTATTTATGGCAACACAACATACCAGCTATTGCACTTGGTGGTTCTTATCTTTCCCCTGAACAGAAAAGAAAAATACTAAGATCAGGAATTGAAACACTGGTACTTGCAACTGATGATGATAAAGCTGGTAAACGAATAAAATCTTCTATCATTGCAGAACTAGGGGGATATGTGGAATTGCTTGAAGTTGATCTTCCTGAATACGCTGGTGATATAAACGATGTTAAAAAAGAAGATATTAAAAATGTAACTGAATCAGAAAGACCAGTTACACCTACTTTTACCCTGCTAACTTAAAATAGGCAGGGCTTAATTTTATATTTAAAACCTCTAAAGGTTTTTTATAGTTAATATCCAAACTGAAATGTAAGGCGAGTGCGGTTATAATTAAGAACAAAGAAATCACAATATATTTAGTGTACTTCTCTTTCCACTTATTTAATACAATTATATGTCTTCTTCTTCCCGTTAAATTCCAATAGTAGAAAGCAAAGAAGGCATGAAAAGTACGTGAAAGGGTTGCATTGTTTATATACAATCGTTTTCTGGTTTGCCCTTCCACGTATGCAATTAGAACGTTCTGTAAATCTCTATCATAATAAACTTCATTGACTGGTTTACGTCTATGATCTTTATATACGGTAATAGTCATGAAAATTGAATACATTATAAAACCAAACACAATACCACCTATAAACAAGGAAATGTTCTTTAAAAACATAATCCCTTCATAGGTCTGGAAAAAACTGAACACCTTCCTTTTTCCACCTCCTTATTCATCTTCTTTTGCAAGTTTCTTATAAAGTTCATAAATTTCTTGCATGATTTCGTCTTTACGGGCATCATCTAGTTTATCATTATTTGATACTTCAAATAAAGTACTATATAAGGCTTTATTGTTGTTAAGTTCTTCCTTCATTTCTTCAGTTATCCGATTATAACTATTTAATAAATATTTAACATCCATATCATAAAGATCAGCTATTTTATAAATTAATTCATCACTAGGTTTCCGTAAATTTCTTTCTATTTGAGACAAGTACATAACTGATATACCTAAAAGTTTACTTACATCTTCTAGCCTATACTTCTTATCTTTCCGTTTCTGTCTCAACTCTTTTCCAATATCTATATCTTTTATCAATGTTAAACCACCTTAATTTTAATAAATTACTTTTGATAATAAATTTAGTCGAGAACAACACTATATTATACGTGAACAAGGTATAAATTTATGTAACAACAGTTTTACAAAGGGTGTATTTCGTCATGTAATTTTTAAGAAGTGAACAAATATTTTCCAGTATGAAATATCTTGAATTAAATTAAACAAGCGTGTTTACAGGGGGTAAAATGTTTGGTATGCTTAATACTCGGGTTAAGCAGATTTGCTTAATAAGGTATAAAAAAGGTGACTACAAGAAAGCTATATGAAGTGGGATTCATGTAGTGTGTTACAGAAGTGGGATTCTGAACACGTGCTTTCTCATAGTCCTTTTTTGGGTTTTGGATTAAGCAACCTTGCTTAGTGGTGGGACACATACAAGGTTTGCTTGTCCTTTACATAATTTAGTTTAGTTTAGTGGGTTACGTGTATTCTATCATAATGTGCGTATTTATGTAATGTTATTAAATTTAATAAACAGCGTGGGGTATGTATTGTAATAGCTGTTTACGTATGTACACATCTGAATACCTATGTAAACACATGTAAACAAGTGGGTGACTCGTTTACCGTGTCAGTAACACTGTAATACTATATTACCATGTTTATGCAAGATTTCAATAGTTTTCTTTGAAAAATGATATTCAAAACATATCAGATACTTAAATTTGATGAATATATAGTCTTTGGTATGTCTGTTTATTAAACAACATTGCTTAATAAATCCACTAAAAAAGATTAAATTTCCTTAATAAGTATGTCTGTTTTTACTCGCTAAGTTGTGTGGGATTTAGACCAACTTAAAAAACTTAAACGAGTAAAGGTGGATACTACTAATGGAAACTATCAATACTATCGCAAAAGAACTTCAAACAATGGACAAAGGAACAGAACTTTATGATCTGAAATTCGGTGAACTATTTGAGTTAGTTCAGGTTGAAGCAATCGAACCAAAAGCACGTTCATTTAGAAAAGAACTTAATGGTGATATTGCTGAAGGAATTTCAATTGGGTTTGATGTTCTGATGCGTACTATTGATGCATGGGAAAGACAGGGTGACTTTATTACTTTCTTCAAGAAAATTTACAACCGTGATCTGATCAACAAAGTGAAATCTTTGAAAGCAGATAAAAGGCAACATGAAGAAAGTGCTGGTAATGTATTCCTATCAGAACCTATTGGTGAAGACGGTGACCGGTCACATGCTGAATCACCTGAATTAAAAGATCGTTCCCTGTATGTTTTTGATACATACGATGATGGAAGTGAAACAACTTTTGATGAATTGCTTGAACAGTTTGGTGAAGAACATCCTGAAAAATATGATCTTATCAATATCATGATTTCCATGCCTGAAGATTCAGGGAAGAAGGATTTCACCAGTGAAGTATGTGTTTACTATGGTGTACAAAAGTATTCGCAAGTACAAAAGAAAGTTTCACGTGCAAGAGAAGCATTTGCAAAACACTTAAATGAAAATAATTACAATATAGCTGTTTAACTGTCTGTTTCCACTTTTCTTTTTGTGTAGGAATTGTAAGGTGATAAGAACACTTATAAGTTCTTTTCCCTTTCAAAATTACACTTAAACTTTGAAAGGTGGAAACTATTTTTATGTCATTATTTACAGCACGTGGAGAAGAAGCAAACGGTAGTTCAGGCATTGATTTGAAAAATGCTTATATCCGTTTGAAGAAAGATCAGGACAGTGCAAAGGTTCGTTTGCTTTCCGTTACTGATCAGACTGTTGGACAGTACAAAGCACACAATGACTACAAAAAGAATATTTACACAGCACCTTGTATTGAACCACTTGGTGAAGAATGTCCTTATTGTGTAGCACTTAATTCAGGTGTTGAAGGATGGGAAAAGTTCTATCCTAAAAAACGCATGATCATTACCTTTGTTGATCTTGAAACTGGAAAAGTTAAAGCGTGGGATGCTTCAGGTAAACAAGGTGAATCTGTTAAGAAACAAATTTTACAGTATGAAGGAAACAAAGATCAGTTCCCGTTCAAACTAGTTCGTAATGGTGAAGATACTGATACATCTTATTCACTAATGCCTATTCTTTCACCAACTGAACAGGATACTAAAAACTTTGAAAAAGCTAAAGAAGTTGAAGTTCCTGAAGATTTCCTTGATAGTGTGCTAATTCCAAAACCACGCAAAACAATGATTGCTAATTTAGCAAACGCTGGTTTTCCTGTTGAAGATTTCTTTAGTGCTGATGAACTGCCTGAAGGTAACGGTGGTCAACAATCCAGTGAAGAACCTGTTGATGAAGAACCTGAAGAAATCGGTCAATCTGAAATTGACAATATGTAATTAAATTCAGAAAGGATGATTTACCACATGTCAAAACGTAGACCACGACCGATGCCAATGCCTACCCATGACGTTGGTACGATTGATTAAAATTTAAACTGTTCCACTTCCTGAAGGTTGGTGTCTCCCATTCACCAGCCTTCTTTTTAATGTCTTAAATTCTTTTGAAATTTGTGTTGGATATGAACAGATAAACAAAGGAAGTGAAACAAATGGGAACTTTATATTGGGATGAAAACGATATGTTAGATATTAAACCTTCACAGAAAGACGGTGAAGAAAAAGACCTTTCCATTAAACTTGAATGGGATTCTTCAGGCAGTAAAAAACAGGAAAGGGTGAAGCAAGCTGAAAAGAAAGTAAAAGCACAAAAATATGAACCTACTTGGGAAGAAGTCTGGGTTACTGGATACACAAGCCACACTGGAACATTTAAGAAGGGAATCTTTCAAAGTAAAGCAAGTGCTTCAGATTTGGAGAAACTTCAGCAAGTAAAAACGGCAACTGAAAACGGTGAAATTCAGGTTGGTGTTCAAAGCATGAAGAAGTACACAAAAGCCCATGCTTTACGGATGTATAAAGAGTTACTAGTAATCAGGCGTGATAGTACCATTGAAAAGATGATCAGGGAAATGCCTGATAATTATTACCTTATCAATACAATTCCAGCCTTTGAAGAATTACTTGAAGATTTACACAAGGAAAAGGAAATTGCTGTCGATACGGAAACCACTGGATTGAATTACTTTGGAACTTATCAGGCTGAACAGGATTTAATTGTTGGTATTTCAATTACATTACCTAAAGCTGATTACCATGTTTACATTCCAATTCGACACACTGAAGGTGAACAGTTACCAGTTCAATATGTTGCTGATGGGCTGAAACCAATATTGGAATCTGAAACTATTAAGAAGATTCTTTTCAATGCAAAGTTTGATATTCATATGTTCCTGAATGATTTTGGTGTACGTCTAGGTGGGTTTGAGTTTTGCGGATTAGTAGGATTCAAATTGCTAAATGAAAATGAAAAGTCTTATAAGCTAAAAGATTTGGCTAGTAAGTACGGTAAACATTTTGGTTTTGTAGATAGATCAGCACCTTATGAAGAATTGTTTGGGAAGAACGGTTTTGAAGATGTTGAGTTTACCAGCGAACAAGATGCAAGGGGTAGGGGAATAGGTGTTATTTACGCTTGTAAAGATACTCATTTAACCTATGAATTTTATAAAAAGTTCGTATGTGTTCACTATGACCGACTTCCAAAAATCAAACGTCTTTACCACGATATTGAAAAACCAATTCTTGAAGTATGTATTGATATGGAACAGAACGGTTTCTTACTTGATCTTGCCTTTGCTAAAGAATATTCAAATGAACTTGAAATAAAGATTGAAGCACTGAAAGCTGATCTTCATTACTACTTTGGAGATATAAACATTAATTCAGTGCCACAACTTCAAAAAGCACTTTATGATGATCTTGAACTTCCTGACATTACAAAGAACAGGAAAACAGATGCAAAGACCCTGAAGAAACTTAGGACAATGCACAAAGGTGTTCAGGTATTGCTTGATTACCGTGATCTGAACAAACTGAAATCAACTTATATTGACCCGTTACCTTTGAAGGTTGCTAAAAGCGACCAAAGACTTCACGGAACGTTTAACCAGGTGGATACAGCAACTGGACGTTTTGCTTCAAAGAATCCAAACCTTCAGAACCTGCCAAAAGAAGCACGTTCAATGATTTCAGCACCTAAAGGAAAAATCATATTTGGTTCTGACTATTCACAGATTGAACCACGTGTTTTAGCACACATGGCAGACGATGAAACCATGATCAACCGTTATAAAAACGGTGAAGATTTATATATGCACATGGCTTCAGAAGTGTTTGAACTTCCTATTGAATATTGTGGTGACGGTGTTAAAGACCCAACTGGAACATATGAACCACGTAAACGGATTAAAGCCGTGTTGCTTGGGATTATGTACGGAATGGGTGCGTTCACTTTATCAGAATCAATAGGTTCTACTGTTGAAGTTGCACAAAATCTTATTGATGATTTCTATGAAACGTATCCAAAAATTAAGAAGTTCGTTGAAGATACTCACAAAGAAGCAGAAGAACAGGAATTTGTTGAAACAATGTTTGGACGCAAAAGAAGATTTGTCGGACATAAGAAAGTAGCACAGCAATATAAAGAAATTGTTAGAAAGATCGTCAACCGACACAAACAGCACGGTATCCACCTACTTGAAAAAGATATTAAGGATGCTTTAAAAGCTGATCGTAAACGTTCAAACGATGAAAAAATTGTTCCTTTCAAACTTGGAAAACAGTTTTGGGAGATACAAGGAAAATATCATTCTGCTAATAGACAAGCCGTGAATACAAAGATTCAAGGTACAAGTGCTGACATTATGAAATTAGCAATGATTGCTGTTCGTCCTATTTGTACTAAATATGAAATCAAGATGTTGGCAACTATTCACGATGAAATTCTATTTGAATCTGACCGTAACATTACACGTGAACAGGTTGAAGAAATTGAAGAAGCAATGAAATCTGTTGTGAATCTGAAAGTTCCATTTAAATGTGATGTTGAGTTTATGGAACAGTGGGGTTCAGGCGTGGACAAAGAAAAGTGGTTTCAGTAAACAATTGTAAACATTTGTACACTAAACTGTATAGAAAGGGTGAAAATATTGACCTTACAAGAAGCATTGCAAGATAAATACCTGCAAGATACACATTTACAAGAAAAGCTGGATTCGATTGCTATTGATCTGATGAAAGGGAATGTTCGTGTACTTTCTTATGAAAGAGGTATAGGTTCATCATATTTCGGTGCTGGAAGAACAGAAACCTTTGAACTGGAAGTACAGGGAATGACTTTTAAACTGGAACGGAATATTTGAAATTACAAACTAAAGAAGGGGGTTGTGTAGTTGTCTCTGATACAACCAGTAAAGAAAGAAAGACAAACAGAAGAATCAAAACTTGAATCAGCGTTAAAGGCACAGTTCAACATTGTAAATTCACAATCCTTTTTTCCTAAATACGATGTTGAAGAAATACTGTTAAGGCAGAAGCAATTTGAATTGTGGCGAATGAAGAAGGAAAACAGATTTCAAGTTCCAAAACGCTTTTCTAAATTCACGCCTTCAAGTGCTTCAAAGTGTAAACGTGAATTGTATTACAAGATCAAAAAGATGGAACAGGAAGACGAAAACCAGCCTTACAATAATCGCTGGACTAGAAACAGTACGGCAGTCCATGAAGCTGTTCAGCGTGATATGCTTTATGCTGAAAAATTCATTGATAGTCCTGATTTTAGTATTCAAATGATAGAAACTGAACAATTCGGAAGTTTACCAGCATGGGAAAAGCAAATTGAAAATTACAAGATTCATAGGCACGATGATCAGGAATTTGTTGTTTCTGGAATGATGGACGGTTTGCTTACTCATAACCCTACTGGTAAAACCTATGGATTTGAGTTTAAGACGAAAACAAATAGTTCTGATCAGGTTCACAAAATGACTAAACCAGCACAACACCACATACAGCAAGCAACAACATATTCACTGATCTTTGAAGATGAAACAGGCAGACCGTTACGTGATTTCTTTCTTGTTTATGAAGCTGTTCCTAAAGATAAATGGGGTGCTGGTGTAATTGCTTGGGAAGATTTGAAGGTATTCCATGTTCATATAACAGACAGGCAACGGAACAACATGCTTAAAAAGTTTGCTGAAGTCGCTAAAATGGTTGATGATGGTGAACTACCTGATAGGCAAAGAAGTAAATGCATGTTCTGTCCATTCAAGAAAATCTGTCTACCACATGCCCCACACGTGAAAGGGGGTGTGTACTGATGGAAAAAGCACTATTCCTTATTGGTATGATCTTTGTAGTTTTGCTGGAAATTGGTCTTAAATTTGTACTAGCACCTTTTATACTGGTGAAAGTACTTGCACTATTCGGAATTACGGCAAGTTTTTGGCTTGCGTTCGGTATCTGTTTCTTGATCTTCCTGCTGATTGGAACATTGAAACAGTGAAAAATATAAAAGTCTTAGGTATGGACTTGTCTTTGACTTCGCCAGCCTTTGGTGTTGTTACTGTAAAGGCTGGTAAGATCATTGATGTTGAAGTATCGTCCGTAAAAACAGATAGTAAACATTCTATGGGATACCGATTAGTACAGATTTACAACCATATGCAGAAGATTCATGAAGATCATCCTGATATAAACATTTTAGTTAGGGAAAAAGGTTTTTCAAGATTCCCTAAAGTTACGCAATCATTATTCAGGGTTGTTGCAGTTAGTGATATTGTTGCTTACAAGAATGGATTTAAAAAAGTTTATGAGTACAGCCCCACAACTGTTAAGAAACAAATAACAGGTAACGGAAAAAGTCAAAAAGATACTGTTGCATTAAAACTTAGTACTAACTTTGGTATTAATGCTAACTATGAAAATGATAAAGGATTTGACAAGGCTGATGCTGTCGCTGTTGCTGTTACTCATTTAGACAAAAAGAAAGCACTGGTATAGTATTTACCAATGCAAAAAAGAGATGTACGAATTCAATAAAATTATAACACAAAGAAGGCACTGGTTTAATTATCAGTGCCTTTTTCTTTATTTACTACTTCTTTTCTTCTTATTTTCTTCTATTTCCTGAATCATGCGTTGAACTTCTTTTTCTTCCTGTTCGTTCAATTCTTTCCTACCATAAAATTCTTCAAATTTATCACGAATCATAACAGAAACCGTTTGTGCTGGTGTCCAGTCGTGAAGGTTGTCCATGTTTCCTGATTCTACACGTGCATCATAGTTGTTTTTATAGTACCTATCAACTTTTTCAAGTTTCTTTAAATCCGTAGGTGAAAGCCTGAAGGACTTAGGTATTTTCATGATTACACCACCTGTTTACGTTTGTATACATTCATCATACCAAAAAACATAAAGGTTTGCACTGTCTGTTTACAGCACTGGTTGTGTGTAGGAATTAGAAATGAAATTGAAAGGTGTGAACCTTATGGAAGTTGGAACTTTAGAAATTGATGTTGGGGGAATGTTTGCTGAAAAATCCACCAGTTTGATCAGGAAAGGGAAACGGCATATTTTGGCTGGTCGCAATGTAGTGTTTCTGAAACCTAAAAAAGATGATCGTTATGGTGATGAAATTGTTGCTACTCATGATGGACGAGTTCACAAGGCTTTAAATATCAACTATGAAATTACTGATGATCAGGAATGGATTACTGATTTTGTGATCTTCCCTGAAGTTGAACAGGCTGATGTTGTTTGTATTGATGAAGTACAGTTTTTTCCTTATGCATTTATTGAACTGGTTGATGAACTTATCTATAAAGGCAAGAAAGTTTACCTTGCAGGACTTGATTTAGACAGGTTCGGAAATCCTTTCGGTGTTGTTCCTGCATTAATGGCTAAAGCTGAACACGTTGAAAAGCATCATGCGGTGTGTGGATTTTGCGGTAATGATGCATGGGTAAGTATTGGTTCTGATGATCTGAAAAATGATGATCAGGTGAACGTGGGAAATGATTATATTCCAGCTTGTCGTTCATGTGCATATGAAAAGGGCGGTGTTAAGTAATGAAAGGCGTATCTGTGATAACTAGTACTGAACTTGAAGAACACATTAAGTATCTGGAAGAACAACGTGATTTTACTATAACCATGCTAGAAACAGAATTTAATGAAGAAACCATTCACAAGTTGACAGGAAAACTTGCTTTTATAAATCAAGAAATCGGAAATCTGAAAGGACTGTTGGAAGATGAGAAGTAGTATTGTTCGTTTGAAGGCTGAAGTGTACGACAAAGACAAGGAAATTAAAGAACTTGAAAATCAGTTGAAAGCTAAAGATGAACGGATTGAAGAATTGGAAGAAGACCTGATGCACAAACAGGCTAAAGGCTATATCAATGCAAAAGGTTTAAAAGAACTTGAACATGAACGTGATTATTTCAGGGATATTGCTGAATACCGTTCTGATCGTATTGCTGAACTTGTTAAAGAAAATCAGGCACTTAAAGGGATGTGTAATTTCTAATGAAATTGGTTGATCAGATTATTGAACTAGGTAAAGAACTTGAACGTAAACAGGAACTTGAAAAAGAAAATGTTGAACTAAAGGAACTGGCAACACGGAAAGTTTCCCAACATAACCAGCTTTCTTTAGAAGTTAATGAACTTAAAACACAAAATTATAAACTTCAAATGTTTATTGAAGATCATTGTTCAGAAGAAGACAAAAAGAAAATCTTCAATAATTAGTCTGAAAAGGCTTTAGAAAGTGTGTAGGAATTAGAAAGATAAACAATAATTCAAAGGTGGTTACAAACTATGACATTTAAAGTTGGAAACATTATTACAGGTACACACGGTGCTGACAGACGCTATGCTTGGACAACAACTGAAATGAAAAAAGGTGAAGTAATTGAAGTTCGTGTTTCTGGAATGATTCAAGTTAAAGTTCTTGAACACGTAAATGAACATCCTATTGGTAGAAAATACACAGTAAGTCCTAGATTCTTCAAACTTACTAACGATGCACGCAACAATGTTTTTAAAGTAGGTGATAAAATCACTGGTCTTCCTTCTTCAGACGAACGTTATGGTTATACAACAACTGAAATGACAGTCGGTGAAGTTACTAAAGTTATTGATTCTGAAAAGATTGAAATTAAAGTTGTAGAACATAAATCACCTATGTATGAAGGACGAGTTGTTGACGTTCACTCTAAATACTTTGCACTTGTCGATGAAAAAGAACTGAATGAATTTGATGTTGGTGATATTGTTCAGGGACTTCAAAACCATAATCATGTATTTGTAGATCAGGATATGACAAAGGGTGAAGTAGTGGAAGTAATTGATGAAGAATTTGTGAAGGTTAAAGTACTAGATTATAAACGTGGTGTTTTCCGTCACACACCAGTCATAGTCAACGTTTACACTGTTCGTTCTGAATACCTGGCAATTAAACCTGAAACACCACAACCAGTAACAATGGATGCTAAAGATGTTAAAGCTGGTCAAATTATTCAGCATAGATCATTTGGGTGGAAAGGTGAAGTTATTGAAAATGGTTCAGGCATAACAGGTGCGTTCCGTGTTAAAAAAGAATCTGGTGATGAATGGCTTACTTTCCCTGAAAACATGATTCTTATTGAAGATGCTAAAGAACCAGTTAAAGAAGAAGAAACAGCGTTTGCTTTTGGTGTCGGTGACACTATTAAAGATAAAACCGATGGTCATGTTGGTGTGATTGTGAGAATTGACTATGCTGATGAAAACACACCTTATCGAATTGAACGTGATAACGGTTTGCAAGAGTGGATTCGTCAGAAAGATGCTGTTCTTGTTAGTAGGAAAGATGATGAAGAAGTTGAAGAAGAAACTGAAGATGTTGATTTGTTTGCTAAAACTATTAGTTTGAAACGAATTACTGAAGAACCTGCACCTATTCCAGACCCTAAACGTGAAGTTACCGTTGAACAGGATGGTTTTAAAATGACTATGACATTTGAACAGTTGCTTCATTTACAAAAACAAGGAATGACACAAGCACAATAAGTAGGTGAAAGGATTGAATCTATTGATAACTTTATCAGGCACAATCGGTGCTGGTAAAACATCTTGGGGTGAAGTTATCGCTGATCATTTTGGCGTGAATCTATTGGAAGAAAAAGTTCAGGGGAATCCGTTCCTATCAAAATACTATGAAAACCCTGAACTTTATTCTTTCCACCTTCAGGTGTTCTTCTTAAACCACCGATTCAAAGCAATTAAAGAAGCATTACAACATCCAAACACAGTGTTGGATAGATCAATATATGAAGACGCAATGATATTTGCAAGCCTTCAGTATGAAAATGGTTCTATGGATAAGGACACATATGAAACTTATCTTGATCTTCATGAAAACATGATGCAGGAACTTCATGATCTGTATGAACAGCAAGCATTACTTCAGAAATCACCTGATTTGCTGGTTCATGTACACGGTTCTTTTGAAGAAGTACAACGCAGGGTTCGCAAGCGTGGAAGGGAATTTGAACAAACAGACAATAACCCTGAATTGCTTCAGTATTATCTTGATCTTCATGAGAAATATGAAACTTTCCCTGAAGAATATACAAAACAAGAAATTTCTCCTGTATTTGAAATTGATATTGATAAGTATGACATTAATAATCCTGAACACAGGGATGAAATTCTGAAAGGTGTTGAAGAAACACTTAGGGAATCACGTGGTTATGCTTTCCCTGAAGAAAAAGATGTTGAACTGTTCGCAATGAACTATACAAAGGGGAATGTTTAAATGAAGTTTTCTGAAATGAAACCAAAACAATTAAAAGAAGTACGTGATGAACTGGTACAACTATTGAAAAAGGAAACTAAACTGAATCCGTCTAGGGTTACTGGTTTAACAAACAGAAGTGTGACTATTGAAGGTGGACGTATTCCAGTTAGGTATGATCATAAAACAGGTGAATTAGAAGTTTGGTCTAAAGCATCTAAAGTATCAGGCAGGCGTTTTACAACTACTGAACTGATTGATATTGAACTTACAGTATCAGGTTTCTTTAATAAATATTTATATGGGAAGGTGACTGTGTAATGGCAGATAAACGACAATTTAAAGCTGACAAAATAGTTTCAAACGCACTCGGTCTTTTCACTAAAGCAATTGATGAAATTGATAAGGCACAGGCGATACTGGAACAAGGTATTGAACAAGATCAGGCTGAAGAAGCACGTATTTCAAAAGAAATTGATCAGAAATATACACAGCTTGAACAGAAACGTGAAGATCGACTTCAGAAAGATGCTGATTTGAAACAGAATGAAAGTTTGAAAGAGAAGTTAAAGCAATTTACAAAATAAGATCAGGAAGGTGTTTTTCACCTTCTTTTTCTTTTGACTTTTAAGGGGGTTAAGGATGCATATAAAAGTAAGAATATCAGGTGTTGCTACACAAAATGAAGAAAGTGTTAAGGAATTTCACTCAAAAAGTCAAGAAGAACTTCAAGAAACACTTGATGCAATGGCTTTAGAAGTGAAACGCAATTTAATGAAAATGGGACTTGATGAAGAATCAATTAATGTACATCTAATACTTGAAGGGATTGAAACAGAATAATGGATTTGTTAATTGGAATTATTGGTGTTCTTGCATTACTGGTTGTTAGTTTTCTAATGTCAAATGACAAGGTAAATGTTCGATATAAAGCCGTTGGTATTATGGTTGGGCTACAACTTGCTATTACTTATTTCATGCTGAACACAGAAATTGGTTTAAAGATCGTTGAAACCGTTGCTTCAGGTTTTGGTGCTGTTATCGGTTACGGAATGGCTGGTGTTTCATTCGTAGTTGGTGATATTAGTGAAAACCCTTCAGTGTTCTTTGTTGGGGTTCTGATGCTGATCATCTTCACTTCAGCATTGCTTTCTGTACTAACTCATTTGCGTATTCTACCAATAGCAATTAAATATGTTGGTGCTGGACTTTCAAAGATTACTGGACTACCAAAAGTAGAATCTTTTAATGCAGTAAACAGTATTTTCTTTGGTCAATCTGAATCAATTCTTGCTGTTAAAAACCACTTACCAAAACTAACGAAAAACCGTTTGTTTATTGTTAGTACTTCAGCAATGGCTTCAGTAAGTGCTTCAATCGTTGGTGTGTATATGGAAATGCTTGAACCAAAATATGTGCTGGTTGCTATGATCTTGAACATGTTCAGTGCATTGATTATTGCTTCCATTGTTGCACCTGTTAAAACTGAAGAAGAAGATGAAGACGTTTCTGTTAAAGAACTTATTCAAACTGATAACATCTTTGATGCAATTGCACAGGGTGCTATGGACGGTGGAAAAGTCGCATTAATCGTTGCATCAATGTTGGTTGCGTATCTAGGTTTAATTGAAATGGCAGATTCAATACTAACACTATTAGTTGGTACTGATCTTACTACTATTCTTGGTTACATTTTAGCACCTGTTGCTTTTATTATGGGTGTCCCTGCTGGTGAAATTGTTCAGGCTGGTTCAGTTATGGGAACAAAGGTACTTGCAAATGAATTTGTTGCAATTACTATGTTTACACCTATGATTGAAACTCTATCTGTCAAAACAGTTGGTATTGTATCCACATTCCTTATTTCATTTAGTGCTTTCGGTTCTATCGGTATCATTGCTGGAAGTGTACAGGCTGTTAATGGTGAAAAAGCTAAAGAAGTAAGTAAATTTGGTTTGAAGATGCTGTTAATCGCAACAATGGCTTCAGCATTATCAGCAACTATTGTAGGGCTGTTTATCTAATGAAAACATCTATTATTGCAACTGTTGCTTTCTTTTTACCCTTCCTTACATTAGTGGGTTGTGGTGAAACAGATTCAAAACCGACTGAAGAAACAGATAACAAAGATGTTGAAATATTTACTGATGGTGAAACTGGTTGTGAATACCTTATCTTTAATGCTTATCAAGAAGGTGGTATGACAGCAAGACTAGATGAAAACGGAAATCCTATTTGCGGAAAATAAGACAAAGAAAAGCCCACTGGTTAATTCCAGTGGGTTCTTTTTATTATAGCTTATCTCGGAATACTTGCTTTAAAAAGTCGTTTACTAGTTTAGAACGTTTACCTTTTCCTTCACGTTTACCAAACTTCTCAAATTCCCTTGCAACATCCTTTTCAAGATACACGGAAACCTGTTTCTTTTCAGGTGCTTTAGGTTCCTCTGTTACACCTGCAATAATGGAATCAATACTATTAGATTCAGTTTTTTCTTCCTCTTTTTTACCGTTTCCAGCAACATCATCAAAATCATTTGGTAGTTCTGGTTTCTTACTCATTTCCCTGCATCTCCTTCCATAATTCAAAATATACTTCCCTAAATTTTGTTTTTCTTGATAAGGTCAAAGGCTTTTGCTTGTACCCTATTGAAGAAGCAAATTCAATTGTTGACGGAACATAGTTGTTAAATATTCTAATACCAGCTTTATCAGCAAATTTCTTTGTTTGCTTCATTATGTCATTGTGTAACCTGGTACTTCTTTTCACTAGAGTAGGAATAACGCCTTTGATTTCAGTATGAATGTTGTGCTGATCTTTGAACCATTCAATGGTTTCTATTACCTTCAGTAAAGAACGCCTTGAATATCCTTCAGGCGAATAAGGAATGTACACTTCATCCGAAAACATAAAAGCGTTACCTGTCATTAATCCTAAACTTGGTGATGTATCCACTAGGATGTAATCGTACTTTTCTTTTAGGTGTTCACAGGTGCTTTCCATTAATCTGAATGGTTCTTTGTAATAATTAGGGTTTGCAATTACTTCAAAATCGAACTTAATTTCATTTGATGTTGCTGGTAGTACGTCAATTCTTCTATGAACCTTAATAATAAAATCTTCAGGGGGTTTATCATCTATCAGAACATCATGCAACCCACCTTTGAAAGTATCAGGATTCTTCCCAAAAGACAAAGCAACATTACTTTGAAAATCGCAATCAATAATAAGTACTTTCTTCTTATCTCTTTTTGAAATAACACCAGCAAGGTTTACAACTGTTGTTGTTTTAAGCGTCCCACCTTTGTTATTGCTGAAGCAAAGCACCTTTCCCACTAGAACACCACCTTTTATTTCCTTACCCTTAATTATACTGAAAATTACATTAAAAAGGAAGTTAATATTGTTACTTTTTATAGTACTGTCTATTTTATTTGTTTTTCTTGTGTAGGGGGTAGAGGTGATTTAATGAGTAGACTAGAAACAATGGCACGGTTCGCTGAACCTGATGATCGTGAACCTGAAATTTACAGTAATTGCTGGCATTGTGGTGATGATCTAGTTGAAGGACAGAAAATAGTGAAGATCGAACAGTATTTCTTTTGTGATTCTGAATGTTTGTTAGATTCTTCAAAATATACAAGGTTGGGGGTGAAATAAAGTGAGTGAATACAAAATAGCACAGATTCTTAAACATGCTTTACAGTACTATGTTGAAAGACCTGATGCATCTGAAAAAGACATTGAAGAAGAAAAGAAAGTACTTAACTCTGTTACTGAAGAAGTAAATGATATGAAAGAAAAATATGGTATTGAATAAGGGGTGCTTGTATGAAGGTTAATTTAACAGGTGTGTTTGAAGTTAAGGAAATCAAGAAAAAGACCAGTGCAAAGTTCTTTAAAGATTTAAAAGTTGGTGATGTGTTTGAACTATCTTATTCAATGAATGGTTTTTACGGTGGTTCGCCTACTATTGATATTCTAGGAAGTAATGGTGTAAAGCACATGAACAACCCAAACCAATTAAGAAACAATATGTTCAATTTTGAGATAGAACAAATTTCATAAGACGTAAAAAAGCACTGGAATAAACCAGTGCTTACTTTTTGTGTTTAACTTCATTTTCCCTTCCTAAACGCCTTGCATTTTCAGGTATTTTATCAAACACTTCTTCAGGCATTTCATACTTCCTGATGTATTCAGCTTTTTCACGGAAATCTTCACGTTCCTGATCATCTTCAATGTGGAACTTAAACAGCTTACCAAAATCATCAATCTTTAATGTGATCATAATTGATAGCATTTGTGGCATGTTGATGTTTACCCTTCTTCCTTTCTTCAGATCAATCAGGGTTGCGTACCTGATACCAGTTAGAAGAGACAGTTCACGCAAAGTCATGCTAACTTCATCTAAACATTCATCAATATTAAATTTCAAAGTTGCTGTTGAATAGGCATCAAGGTTTTCTTCAATAACTTCATTACTTATGGATTTATGGATTTTCATAAAGTGATCAATCCCCTTTACGTTTACATTTGTTTTCGTCTGTGTACGTACTAATATACAGTATAGTGTTTATAAAATCAAGTCTGAATTACCACTTTTTATTGTGTAGGAATTAGACACATTGAAAGGTGGTTTTTGTTATGAAACTAGCTGTTGCTGGTGAAATCAGAAGTGGAAAGGATACGGTTTGTGACTATATAAAAACAAAGTTTGATGAAATGCAAACACTTTACTTTGCTGAAGGTATTGCTGAAATCATTGAACGGTTCTTTCCTGAAGCATGGTACAGCGAAGGTAAACCACGCTGGCACTATCAAGAAATTGGGCAGAAATTGCGTGAAGTAAATCCTGATGTTTGGGTTACTTACACCAATTCTAAATATAAGAAACTTCAAGATGCTGGATTCAACAATTTCATTTGTACTGATCTAAGGCAACCCAACGAATATCAGTGGTTAAAAGATCAGGGGTTCATTGTTATCAAAGTTGAAGCAGACCCTGAAGTTAGGCTTGAACGAATGAAAAAGGCTGGCGATAAAGGCGATATGCAAGCACTACTTCATCCAGTCGAACAGCAAATAAAACATCTTAAATATGACTATTTAATTACTAATAATACAACTTTAGAAGACTTATATAAACAGGTCGATTTTGTATTAAAAGAAGAAAGGGGTAATTCTTAATGGGTTCAGTCTCAATTGATGTAAAAGAAAGTGAACGAAAACTTGAACAGAAGTTTCCAATGGATACGCAAGATGGAATTATTGCTTTCTTAGAAAACTATAACCACTTGCAGGAAGACATGTATTTGAAAGGTGATTACGATGCTTTAATCATGATCGTTGACTTTTCCGACGCACTGCACAATGCAGGGCTTACTGATCTGGAACTTCTATATATCACAAAGGTATATGTTCAGGATATGAAAAAAGTTGATGTTGCAAAGGAATTTGGTGTTTCTAAATATACGGTTCAAACAAGGGTAGCACGTGCTGTTCAGAAACTTGCAATCTACTACAAAGATGGTGAAAGCACATGAACTCTTATAGATCGGCTTACTCAACTGCAATTGGATTTGGAAACATTGTGGATGACATTATTAAACGATTTAAAAATACACCAGTTAGTGAACGTAATGTTGCGGTTGATCAGATCGCTGAAGAATACTTGAAGAAATACGGAACAAAACCTGATTCCTATAATCTTAGTAAACTAGCAAACCTGATATTACAGGATGATCTTTCAAACCCTGACCCTTACAAGGTACAAAATACTGAATACAATTTTCATTCTAAGAATCAGGAAGGGCATAGAAGAAGGCGTGAATTTACGGCTGAAGATAATTCTATTGATTACATGAATCAAAGAGTTAAAAGCAATCAATCAACTAGACCGCCTGAAGATGCGGTGAAATACAGGAGAAGTGAAAATTCATGAACTTAGAAGAAAAATATACTGAACTCATTTCTGAATTAGAAGAAATATCTTCTTATTTGGGGATGGGTACGGTTTTTGCTACTGAAGGTCGTAGGCGATTAGAAGATATTATTAAAAGTTTAAAAGAAAGGAAGGAAAGTATTATTGATGAATCTTAAAAAAGTAATTACACCTGTTGTAGTTGCTGGAAGTGTTGTTTTAGGTGCTGGAAGTGTTTCAGCTTATACGGTGGAAAAAGGAGATACCATGTATGAGATAGCAAAAGATCATTCTATGAAACTATCCGTACTTGCAGAACTCAACCCACAAATAGAAGACATTGATTTGATTTACCCTGATCAGGAAGTAAAAACCGAACAATCAGGAAAAGCAGCAGTACCCGGAAGTGATGAAAAAGCGAACGTTACAGC